CAATTAAGGATGGCTACGACAAACCGATGACCCCCTTGGATGATCGCAGTCTGGCATGGCGTCAGATATTTGGCTGTAATGACGCGGACATCTGGACAATTGCGGATGTTAAAGCATTGCGCCCCGGTCTTGATGATGAATATTGCATGGATGTACTGGATACCGTACTCGCCGACAACAAAGCCAAACGAGGTATTACTGAACAGATGCTGATTGATGCGGCAGAGGATCTATACCCGAAATAAATAAACAAAGATTTTTCAACTCAAAAAGGAGGACGCAATTTCTGTGACGAATAAACCCTAAATCAAATTAAAGAAGACTCTAGTCCGGCGGGTGTCGATCCCTGCCGGACCCTTAAAAACAAGGAGACAACGAATGAAAGAATCCATACGACAAAAACTCGCACGTAATATTCTGGCGGATACCCACATGACCGAGTTCACGGACATGATTGAAGAAGCCATTTGCAAAGACGCACTGGCAACATTGCCGCAGCCGATCAAAAATCTAATCAGATCACACCCGGATCTGGAACGGTTCTTGAAAACCGGATGGATTAGCTTTGGTGACATAAGTGTCGTCGTATCCAATCCAGAATATAAAATGTCAGCAAGTGTTAAAGAAGAATGCGACGACATGCTGATCCAGCATCACGATCAACTTAAACGGCGCAAGGATCTGCGGCTGAAACTGCTGGCCCTGTTACGGAAATATGAAACGGCTGAAGATTTTGTGGCTGAACACTGGCAATTTAAACACTACCTGCCGGAGAACTGGACAATCAGCGACAGTCATGCCGCCATGACGGACGGCAGTCTCAGATCGCTATTAAACCTGCCCAAGTACGCAGAGAAAGAAGGAGATACCGAATGAAAAAGGAAGTTATTGTACTGACGTGGACAAGTGATGAAGCTGTATTTGTCCGGTACACATTTGATATAACAGAATCTCAGAGAGAACTCGGCAAGCATTTTAATATGGCTTATGACAAGGCTGAAGCTGAAGGGTATGGCAATCCGATGGTTGCGTTTGATGATACCAGTCCCGCATGGTGGGAAGTATTTGACAGCAGCCGCAGTGTTGCCGTTATCTGGACGATTGAGGATGTAAAAATGCACCGGCCCGACCTGACAGATGAACAGTGCATGGAGGTATTAAAGTATATCCGCGATAACAATGCCGAGTTGAGTGAGACAAGTTACATACTGCAAGATACCGCAGATGAACTTTACCCACTGAAATAACCACGTCTTAACTTGACTTACAGTGCATAATTGCGTATAATAGGTATTGTAGGTTGATGATTTAAATACACAAAGGAGAAGTAACATGAGTAAGAAAACCACCACCAAAAAAGACTTGTATCAGGAAATAACCGACCGCATCGTGGCCTACCTTGAGAAAGGAGTCAAGCCGTGGGAAAAGCCGTGGCATGCAGCATCCAAGCATGGTCATGTATCCCGGCCATTGCGCTATAACGGCGAGCCGTATCAGGGCGTAAACGTGATCAATCTGTGGATGTCGGCAATGGAGCAGGGCTTCAGCACACCCATATGGATGACCTACAAACAGGCAGAATCATTGGGCGGTCAGGTCCGTAAGGGTGAGAAGGGATCGCTGTCGGTTCGGGCTGGTACGTTTCTTAAAACCGAACAGGACCGTAATGGGGATGAAGTGGAAAAGACACTGCGATTCCTGAAACGATTTGCCGTATTCAATGTGGATCAGATCGACGGATTGCCGGACAAATACTATGCAACACCGGACGAACTGGTGCCGTTGAGTGAGGATGAACGTATTGACCGCGTGGATCAGTTTTTCAAAAACACCGGTGCATCCATTCAGCATGGCGGAGCCAGTGCGTTCTACAGTCCGACGCATGACTTTATTAACATGCCACCGTTTGAACGGTTCTTTAATCGGGAGAGCTATTACGCGACACTGGCGCATGAAACCACCCACTGGACCCGGCACAAGTCACGGCTTAACCGCGACCTTGGCCGCAAGTCTTGGGGCGATGCCGGGTATGCGATGGAAGAACTGGTGGCGGAACTGGGGGCGGCATTCTTATGTGCCGATCTTGCGATTACACTGGAGCCGCGTGATGATCATGCCGACTACATTGGCGCTTGGCTGGAAGTCCTGAAGAAGGACACCCGCGCCGTGTTTACCGCAGCCAGCCACGCCACCAAAGCGGTGACCTACTTGCACGAACTACAACCGGGCAGTGAAGTATCTGCACGCGCCGCTGCTTGACACCCTGACAGAGACTGACCGCCAAAGGCGGCAGTCCGCTTCGCTGAACTGGTATTTCTACCAGTTACACCATTAAACACACAAAGGAGATGACACCATGACAAAATTTTATTTACCAAACGGCATGACCAACGGGCTTGAGGTTGAATGGCTGCATGAATTCACACTACAGCGACGTTTTATTAACGCGCTGAATGAATCATCCAAGGCACCGGCATCGAAGTCACTATATGACAACCGCTTTGTCGGGACGCTGAATATACGGCTGATACATGATGAAGAATTGACATGGAAATGCCACACCTATCTGGCTGCCACGGACTGCACAATGGCAATGATATTGAACCAGACGACCCACGCACTGTGCTTCGATGAATCAACTGAAACACCAACTATCGCGGAGTCGGTGGAGTTTAACGTGTCGCTGACAGCCCTGTACCGGTTTATGCAGAACTTCCCGGCGAAAGAAGTACACAAGGTGCTGATATCCGTTGTCAAATATGTCAATGGCTCATATGAGATCTATGCATCATGTAATACCGATTGCATCGAGCTGGCTCTATTGGATATCGTGTATCCAAACGTAGCCAAAACCGTACCAGATCACATATCGGAAGTGACTGCGTATTTTTCCGACGCAACACTGGAAAAGGTGCTGAAGATTAATAATTTTCTTAAAGGTAAAACAAATGCGAAGGGCGCGGTATCGGTTATGATTCGGCATAATGGTAATCGATCCAACGTGGTATCACTGAATGACGGCGATTGTGTGCTGGTCATCATGCCGGTTAGATTAGGCAAGTCGGATGATGAGGCACTGAATAATGAATTCCGCTATCAACAATCGTGGGTAAAGCATATGTGCGAGGCCAAATCACAACGAATTACCGACAGGATGGACATGCGCAAGGCGGGTTGAACTGGTATTTCTACCAGTTCTGAAGAATTACTTAATTACACAAAGGAGATTTGAAAATGACTGACAGAACTATTCACCCTGAAAGAATTATTTTGCCGGTTGACGGCGAGCCGGACTTGGCATTTACCGGTACATTATTGGCAAAGGTTTTGGATAACGATGAACCTGATGATGAATACTGGACCATACTGGCGTTGTATATTACGACAAAAGGTCAGTATGTAATTCATCGCACAGATGACTCGCGCCGGTCGAATTATCCTGCGATCCACCTTGCAAAAGTATGCAGCACACCGCAAGAAGTGATTGAGTTTCTCGGTCAAGATACGTTACCGAAAAGACTGTACGAAGCGGCCAGCATTCCTAACATCCGTGAGATCGAGTGAGGCTGACATGAACCTTAAACAGAAAGACCTGTTGATGTTGACGCGAAAAATTGGCGGCTATACGCCTGCGCCGAGGTATCAAATGACGGAATCCGAGTGCCAAGCACTATGCGGGTTACACAACCTTGGATTTGCAAAAGTCGCCCCGGACTGGAGCTTTATGCTAACGAAACAAGGGGAAGCAAAAGCGGATGAACTGATCAGACAAGGAGATAACCTATGCAACCACGACTCAATCTGATCGAATCCCCGCAGCCGGACAGCTATGCCGATCCGTCGGCGACACCGTATATGATGCGCCGCCAAGGGCGTCTGCATCGCATTCATGCCGGGCCTACGGGCGGGATGTATATTATCATAAAAGGACGCAAAGTCGGCTTAAGCCGGAAAAGGCGTTAGGCACTATCACGGCACCGTGACCGGTGGCGGCTATTATTAAAACTGGTAGAAATACCAGTTACATTTAGTAACTGCTTAAGGTGGTGGTTTAACCAGTTAAGACCCTGCCTTAAGCAGTCAAAAACACAAAGGAGACACATCATGAGTCAGAATAAAATTTTACTGGGTAAGACCGCCGAACACGGAGTTATTTATCTGGAAAAACACAGTTGGGATTGCGACTGGTACTGGGGCTTTGGCTATGTTGGCAACAACCACAGCCATTTTCATTTTGAGTCGTTCCTCGGCAGTGAAACCGATATCCATAAGATATTCGAGGAAACGCCGTTGACACAGCTTCAGTGGTGGGTACTGCGCGATCTGTTTATTCAAGCCTATGCCCTGAAGAAAGCCGCAGAAGTGTATCGTTACGGCGGTCATCAGATAGATAGAGTCATTTGCCGCGTCATTGTCGACAAGGAAAAAGCCAAGATTCTTAACCATGATCTGGAAGTGGTATTGAACTGGATCTGGCAGTTGTTACAGGGTTGGTCTGAAGATTGGACAGGCAATCATTAAGAATCACGGCGACCTGAAGCTGAAAAGGCAGGTTTCAGCGGGCCGCCGCTTGGAAGTGATGCTCAAAATTACGATTGGAGATACTACTAGTGTAAAACTGAAAGACAATCGAACCCGATTTGGCGGTGCGGATTCCGGGGCGGGTTTAGTTCGAGAGATTCGCCCCGGTTTCACACACAACACACAATTGCCACACCAAATAAAACAACATGAGTCCGACGAAATGCATCATACCGAAGCGGCAGACAGATGTAAAGGGGTAAAACAAATCTGAATTGATACGTGAGGTAAAACAAGCTATTATCGCGGACTTTACATTAATGACACAAAGGAGATACACCAATGAGAGCCTATTATCCACCTGAACTCAAAGCCGATATTGTTGCGGAAGCATCCAAGCCCGGTGCGCGGTGTGCGGATGTTGCCGAACGGCATGGCATCCGTACCAATCTGGTCAGCCGGTGGGTGCGGGAAGCCAAACTTCCCGGCAAAAAACGATCGTGGATGTCGCAACGCGCCGAGGCATGGATAGAAAAGATTAATGAACTGACCGCGCTGAACAAGGCGCAGGCCGACACCATTGCCAAGCTGGAAGAAAAGCTGGAGCAGCAGACCGGACATGCGGAACTGGCAAGAAGTTGGGATGATGTTGATGAAGTCGGCAATACGCTCGTAACCAGCGACGAAACCGCCGCAGAAATGGCACGGTTGCAGGCGTTACTCGAATCCTGCCGTGAGAAGTTAGATGAAAAAGACAATCAGATTGCCGCACTACACCAGAATGCCGAGCATCAACAGCGGCGCGAAAATATGTTCAACGCCATGCATGAAAAACTGCTGGCGATAGATGACGCACTGGATGCCATGACCATCGAGCGTGATATGCTGCGCAACATGATGATCGCGGAAGAACGTAAGAAACGGAAAAAAGCGCAGGTATTAAAACATTCGGTGCTGTGGGATACCGGCAAAAAGGAAGACTAAAGACTAACCGGTGTGGGCGGGAGACAACATCCATACGTCAGCACGAAATGAAAAAGCAGTACCCACACCGTTAGTCGTCACAAAGGAGATTCAGATGGCCACCACACCATGCTGAACTGTTGCCGCGTGACCAGCAACCCGACCATTGTATAACAAAATGAACCATGACGGAGACAACAATGTTAAGTATGACCTTGAACCAAATCTGGCAGCATGACCCCTGCGAGGAAAGTTGGGACACGCTGGCCGCGACCCTTGGCGTCAGAAACCATATCTCATTGCAGGATTGCGAAGATACCGGCAAGCTGGTCGATTTCAACAAGCCGATCCCGCTGACGGTGGTTTTGAAAAGTAACGGTATCGTCGATGCGTTATGGTGTGTGGATCGCGGCACCAGTCGGTTAATTCGCGTCAAGGTTTGTTTTATGAGTGCGAATTACATTGCCCATCACGCATCGTCGGATCTGTACCTGATATTCAAACACTTTAGAAATGAGGTAGATGAACTTTGGCTGGAAACCCTCAGTGTGCCGGTTGTTGACCCCAAAGCATGTGCAGATCGGCTTGAGCAGATCATGGATGACTATGAAAGCAAACTGCATGATGCGGTGAAGGATTTTTTAGCACAACCTTACGATGCGCACTGGGAAAAGGTCCAGCGGGAGCGGATGGTGATGGTGATTCGATTGCGCCGACTCAAGCAAGATTGGTCAGCAATGACGACTTATTTACGGACCCATCTATACGTCCGGCAATACCTGAATGACTTTTTAACCGAGGAAGAATTTAACGATATGTACGAGAATCAACTGGTTAAACTACTTAATCAAGGTAGATTGTCATGATACGGCAATCGGAGTTAAAAAAGATCCTGCATTATGACCCGATCAAAGGGGTTTTCACGCGGCTGGTTAAGGTGAATAATCGCAAGATTGGTTCTGTCGCCGGATGCATACAGAACGGCTATATCACCATCATGATTGCGGGCAAACCCTATCAAGGGCACCGGCTGGCATGGATATACATGAAAGGCAATAAGGATATGCCGTACCGCTTAACGCTGAAGAACGGCATCCGGCACGACATCCGGTGGGAAAATATTGCCGTACTGAAACAACGGTTATGCTGAAGATTGAACAACTTGCCGAGTGCGGTAAAACTTGAGTCAGGGCTGGATCTGGTGTAGTATGAGCTATCCATTATTTAAAGATACAAGAGGTTCAGAATGGTCGATCTAGTAGAACTGGCAGACCGGGAAAATGTTAGCGTCGAAGAATTCATGGACGCGATACTTTGTTATACCGCCGCGATTGCAAACGCGGCAATTGACAAGCACGACGACCCGGACAGCGAAAACAAAACAGAATTTATCCTGCATAATGTCAATTACTCGTACCGTATCACCGTGGAGCGCCTGCCGCTACCGCACAGTGTTTACAACGGGACTTTTGACAGACGAAAAAAACAACGCGCATGAATTTTTTAAACCGTCACGGCTTGGCATAACCCGCCAAGCCTGACAGATATTTATGGATGACCGTGACGAGGGATTTGTCATCAAGGTTGGGCTGGCTGAAGTGCTGGCACAGTTGGTTGAGGCTTATATCGGTGGGGTGGACGAATACGTGAATGATGTACTTTACGGTCTGATAACGTATAGCGATCTGATCGACTTCATTGAAGCGCAGCCTAAAGTACATGCCCACATCGTCAAGACCCTGATGGAAATTGACGGCGACGATGACAAAGTATTTGAGTACATCCATTATCTGGCGCAGACCATGCTGGATAAAACCACGCAGTGCGGCGAAAATCATTTTGTCGGCCTGCCAAGCAGTAGCATTCATTAACACAAAGGAGAGACACCATGTACCAGTATATGAGTAAAGGCAAGTTTATCGAACGGTTGTCGGACGATCTGACACGCACTAACGCAACCGCGTTATTCGAGCATTTAGAGATTATTCACCGGGGTGAATACTTGTTTGATATTGGAGATATTCGCCAGCAATTTGATCAAACCACGCTGGACGAAATCCGCAAAGTACATCCGGTTGAGTTCGCCGATCTGGATGACTGGCAGGTATTAAAAAAACTTGGCCGAATGACCTTAATCATCCAGTCGGATGAAGAACCGTATCTGATTGGCCGGTTTTAAAAACTGGTAGAAATACCAGTTTGTCAACTGCTCAAGTCAGTACCTTGAGCAGTTAAGAACACCATTTAAGCAGTTAAAGACACAAAGGAGAGATCACAATGTCCGTAGGGAAACTGGATACTGTCGGCATGTCGCTGGAACTGGCGCGTATCGACGAAAAACATAATGGCCGGGTGGAAGCATTCGCGCGGTTGTCTGGCGTACTGTCGAATCTGCTGGAGATCGAGCAGGCCAAGGAGCATTTGCTGGATGCGGAAATCTTCAGCCTGAGCATCACGGAAGCGACGATCCGAACCTTGATGCGGCAAGCGCCGAACAACCAGAAAGGCCGGGAGTATAAGGCGGAGTGGATGGGTAAACGCGCCAATCTGATGTCCGCGATCAAGGTGCGCAAACGGCAGGCGGAACAGACCCGCAAGCGATTGGGCAAACTCAACAGCATGTTGAATCAGGTCGTCGCATTCAACAAGTTGACCGATGCCGCGCAGGAGGTGGACGATGGGTAGAAAAGCAATGATTTACTACAAAGGCAAGACCATGAGCCTTAGCGATCTGTCCCGGCAGGTTGGCATTCCACCGACCACATTGTATTCGCGCATCAAGCGCGGCTGGACACTGGAAGAAGCGGTCGCCGGTCGGCCCGGTCAGGAATTTGAGGTGCGGCGCAAGGATATTAAAGTGCATTACACCGGGACCAAGTACCCGTTAAGCACCGGAAAGCGGTTGAATCTGGTGGAGTGGTCAAAGGAGATCGGCGTTAATGTCAGCACGTTGCGCAGCCGGTCATACCGGCACTGGCCGGACAACGATATTATTGAAGGACGAGGGGAGGATTTGCGGGTTGCCAAAATGCGCGATGATTGACGAGATTACCATGATGATTTTATTTGCCAGCTACCAGTACACCTTATGTGCCTGTGTCACCGGCTTTTGTGTCGCGCAGTTTTATCAAGGCATGCCGGTGCGCTGCCGTGTTGCGCGGATTATCGCAGGCGGCTTGTTGTGGTGGCTGACCCTGCCGTGGCTGTTTTTTCAATTGCGTCGCGGGAGCCGACAGTGACGGAAGCCGACCTGATTGACGACAGCCCCCTGACGCCTGAAAAACGGGCATGGTTTAAACTGGAAACACGGCGGCTGATGCTGCTGCTCGGCTCCATGCACATTCTGGAATCGCTAAAACTGCCGGAGCCGAAAACGGATAAGAAGCCGATTATCAAGGCGCGTCGCTGTGTCCGTCTTGAGCAGAAGCAAGTGGACGATATGAAGGCCATTATCCGACCATTGGTGGAGGCCAAGCTGCCGCAGCGGGAAATACTTGATGCGATTGAGGATGCCGGACTGGACATCTGCAAGCGGACCGGCCTGACGGTATCGCAGGCCAAGCTGTATGACCTGATCGTGCAGGTCAAACGGGAAACCGGCAATTTCTACACGACGATTGACGCACTCGGCCAGCAGATTTATGAGCTGCGGGAAAACGGTATGTTAAATAAAGACGTGGCGCAACTACTCGGCATTAATCCGGCCACTGCGTCAACGACATACAGGCGATATAAATTCGGCCTGCAACAGGAGCAAAAGCGGTAATTTATTCACTTCAACAAGGGGAACAGAGCGTGTTAAAGAAACTCGTCAAAGAAATCAAAAACCGGTACCATCAAAAATTATTCGCACGTCAGTTGCGCCGATCTGCCGCCGATAATTACTTTCACTATTTGACTGAATCAACACCTGACGCGGCGCAAGTGGCGCGTCAAAAAGAGATTGATGATGCGGTCAGTCGATTGATGCGGGATGAACCCGACACGCTGATACGGCCCGATCCGATTACCGATGACGAACGGCAGCGGCTGCACGACTTTGCGCGGGATCTGTATGACCGGCATGCCCCTAAAAAGGTGCCGCATGCACCCGAGTGGTCACAGGCACCCGTACCCGTGAAGCGGCCCCCGGCGATAGACCCGGACACCTCGGTGTATGTCAAGAAACTGAACCCGATGACAATGGCGGATCACTGGGGGTATTACGACGGCACCATGCCGATTGTGTACGCCTACCATATCAACCACCAGCATTTTATCGAGGTATCATTCGACCGCACCACCATGATGTGGTTTAGTGAACTACTTAACGTGCATATGCCGGAAGAAGTTTTCGCCGGATGGATACCGGTATTTGTGGTGCTGCCGGAAGCCTTGCCAACCCAACCACCTGTGAGGGATTAAATGACGGATACCGCGAACTGTGAACCTAAACTACTTGCCGAAGTGCATGACCGGGCGCGGCGTATTGAAACCAAACTCAGCCATTTGTGCGAACGGCTGGACATTGATCTGCGCGTCAAGCCGATCCGTATTGTGATTAAAAACGATACGTGCAGTGCATTGATACCCGGTAACGATGTGACGGTATCGGCGATCCGCAAGGCGTTGCACGACAATCAACTGGTGCCGAATAAGGTGGGTGCGGTCGCGCTGTTTGACAGCACGGAAGTCCCTTACCGCAATATCGGATCAATTGAATTTCAGGAGTAGTTAAGATGGGCGAGATCAAACTACTAGCTTTCGATCTGGAAACTCCGCAGGTTGAGCCGAGTTATGGCCTGCAACCGTGGCGGCTGAAGACCGGTGAAGCGGTGATTCAGAGCTATGCCGCATGGTCGGAAGACGGCATTATTTGCGGCGCGAAAAAGCGGCCATCCGTTGCCCTGCTGCGGGGATTCTTGCAACTTGCCGCCGTCAGGGGTTACACGCTGGTCGGCTGGAATGTGCTGTTCGATGTGGCTTGGCTGGTCGCTGCCGGGTTAATGCCGGAATTGAAAAAATGTCAGATTCTTGACGCCATGCTATTATTAAAGCACGTCGATCCGTGGCTGGACAAGGCGCACGGCGGACCCGGCTTCGGGCTGAAGTCGGCAGTCGCGCGAGCTTGGCCGGAACATGCCGCGTATGCGGCTGAAGTCGATGTCACGCTGGTGCCTGAGACTGCGGAAGAATGGACGCGATTGCTGCGCTATAACCTCGACGACAGCCGCTTTACCGGTCGGCTGGCGCGGGAATATCTCAACGTACTATCACAGTCTGAGATACAGAACTGCCTGATCGAGGCAAGTTCGATCCCGGATGTGGCGCTGTCATACATCAATGGCATCCACATCAACGAGGCGGCAATCAAACCGTTTCGCGAGCAGGTGCAGATCATGCAGGATGAAGCCATGCCGGTGTTCGGCGCGACGGTTGATGTAGTTCGATCCCCGAAAAAACTGGCCGAACTGCTGTTCGACAAGTGGGGGTACGAGCCGGTCGGCCAAACCAAGACCGGCAATCCGTCAACGGACAAGGAATCGTTGATGAAACTGGCGATTGAAAACCCGCAGGATGAACGCTTTGCCGCGTTGATGAAACTGCGTAAGTGCAACACCAAAAGCAGCAAGTTTTTAGGTGGCGTAATCAAGGCAATGGAATACCACGGCGAACCGGTGGCACGACCAGCACCGGCGATTTCCGGCACGATGACGGGACGCTTTGTTTATTATTCGACGCAAGGCAAGAACAAGGGGCTGATTCAGACCGGCATCGCCCTGCACCAGTGGGAACGCGACCGCGAAACGCGCGATCTGTTGACCGCGCCACCGGGGTATCTGCTCGCGGAGTTTGACTTTTCCGGGCAGGAAATGCGCCTGATGGCAATCCTGTCGGAAGACGATGTGATGCTGGATCTGTTCGCCAATGGCGGCGACGGCCATGCCTACATGGGTGCCAGCATTGAAGGCGTGGATTATGACTGGGTGCGGCAAAAAGCGGATGTGGATAAGAACGCCAAGGCGATCCGCAACCTTGGCAAGTTTTGTGTGATGGAAGGGCAACCGGTGCTGACCGAGCGTGGACTGGTGCCGATTGAAAAGATCCGGCTGAACGACCGGGTGTGGGATGGCGTGGAATGGGTGACTCATTCCGGCGCGGTCTATCAAGGAGAATGCGATGTCATGTACTACCAAGGAATCTGGCTTACCCCGGACCACTATGTCTGGTGTGAGGGACGACATGAGCCGGAAAGATTTTACCAAGCTGCATCCCAAAGGCTACAACTCACTCGTACCGGAAATGGTGGGCGTAAAATTCGGTGCGTGGACGATTGTATCCGACGAGATTACCCGCAGCCCGAACCATCCCCGCACCGTGCGGGTGAAGGTCAAATGCGGCGGGTGCGGCACCCGGCAATGGATTACGCTGTCCAGTCTGATCGACCACCAGTCGAAGTATTGCACCCGGTGCAGCGTGAAACGGCGACCCAAGGCGACGATCCAGCTATTCAATCTTTCCAAACCCAAAGTAATGTAGCCGTATGGGATATTACCAATGCCGGACCGCGCCGCCGTTATACCGTGTGCGACCGGCTGGTGAGCAATTCCAACCTGTCGTTGCAGTACCGGATCGGGGTGGATTCGATCATGTCCCGCGCGTTGACGCAATATAACCTGCAACTCTCAAGGCATAAGGCGCAGCATATCAAGACGACCTACCTGCAAACTTACAAGCAGGTGCCGCAGTACTGGCATCAGGCGATTAACCGGGCAACCATGAAGAAGTATGCCGAATCACTGGGCGGACGGCGCATCCCGCTGACCGATCTGAATGTGTACCAGCAGCAGCAGACCGCGATCAACTTTCCGATTCAGGCGACCGGCGGCGATATGAAGGCGCTGGCACTGGCGGTTTCGCGCAATCTGTTCGATAATGACTTCATTTATGCATGGGATCTGCATGACGCCTTGTTCGTGTACGTGAAGAACGATCAGAAGGCAAAGGGGCGTATCCTCGCCATGCAGAAGATTTTAAGCCACCTGCCATACGGTGCGGCATGGGGCTGGCATCCGAGCATTGATTTGCCGGTGGACGCCAAGGTCGGCAGGACTTGGGGCACATTAAGCGCCGTACAATCATAAAGGAGAATAACGTGAAAATACCGACTTTCAAGAACCGCCGCGCAGCGATTGAATTTTATACCAATGTGATCGAGGTATCGAAGGAAACCCGTAATGCGCTGGTAGAAGACATCCGTAACGGCATGTCCCGACCGGAAGTGTTTAGCGCGATCCGGGAAATGGACGGCCATATTAAAACACTAGAGATTGAGTTGGCACGATGGAAGAAATAACAGCGCTGTATTTACACAGCAAGGAGGAACATCGTACGCATCTGGAATATCGTGTATTATCATACGATAAGACGACAAAACGGGGGCGGATTGTCGGATCGTGCAACACACCGTTCGAGACAGACCTGTCCGTTGAGACATTGAAGAAATACGGCTGGTATCTGGATACCAAACCGTACCCGAAAAACTGATTTGGAGAGATTAATCATGCCGAAGAAATATCCCCGTAATTACAAACGCGAACTGGAGTTGCAGAAAAAACGCGGCGACGACAAGAACAAGGCGCTGCGCATGAAGGCGCGGCGGAAGATGGTTAAACTCGGCTTGGTTAAAAAAGGTCAGGACGTAGACCATAAAAAGCCACTCAGCAAAGGCGGCGCGGCAACAGCCGTCAGCAACCTACGTGCGGTTTCACCCAGTAAGAACCGCAGTTTTAAACGCACCAGCAAAGGTGCTATCAAGGGAGACTAACCATGTCGGAATCAACTAAAAAAACACAGGAACAAGCGACTGAAGATTTATGGAAAGATGTTGAAGAACAGATTTATGAAAACCCGGAACAAATGCTGCGCATGCTGAATTCGCAGTTGTTAAATACGGTCAATCTGGTTGAAAAGCTCACAATTGTTGTCGTGCAATCCTGTGATGACGACACGTTGAAAAAAACACTGGTGGAAGAAGCACTGGTATGCCAGCAGACCCGCATGGCGATCATAAAAAATCTGGACAAGTCATTCGAGGAACAGCGCAAAATTGGCCGTGAAGAAATGAAAAAGATTGCCAAGGCGATTCTTGAAGAAGTCAGGCAACCCAAAACTAAACACATGGCATCTTGAGGGTACGGCATGAGTGATATTGAAGAACGGCTACAAAAACTGGAAGCGCGGAACGCCAAACTGGAAGTTGGCGTTCACCTGCTGATGTCGCATTTGCTTAACATGCAGGAGTTAATTCTTGACCTGACCGATACCTATGCGAAAGGTGTGGATGATTCACCGATACGCACCGAAATTATTTCCCGCAGTGTGCTATACCATGAAATAGCCCGAGCGATTAAAGAAAACCCGGACCTGAAATTTCTGGAGCAGCGCAGTATCGGTTTCGCCCAGTACAACCAGAAAGTCGATGAAGTACAAAAAGGTAGGCGGCGATAGATGCTTGAGACAATTCACGTATTAAAGCAGGACGACTCGATGTTTCAGGCCATTGTCGATGGCCGTATGCGAGCGATTAACCGTTTTAACGACCGCGATTATCAGGTCGGCGATATTGTCACGCTGCGCGAAGGCTCACTGGATAAGGGTGAGTTTAAACTCAGTGGCCGCACTGTCAGCGCGGTCATATCACATGTTGACGACTTCGGTTGTCAGGGGGGTTTTGTCACGCTGTCACTGGCGCGAGTCGGTATGATCATTGTGTCATGACATGAAAACCCTTATTACGATAGCACTGTGGCCGGTTTTGTTGGCTGGCATCCTACTGGGCTTTTTGTTCAGTATGCTGGTTTACGCAGTGGTATCGGTGTTTCGCGATACCCGGCAGTTTGAAGCACGGGAGGCCGCACTTCGCGAGATCCGCTGCGCAGAATGCAGGCAGCAGGAAAAAGAGATTGAATATCGGCAGGATGTCGATAACTGGCAGTAAAACATTTAACGGCATAAAGGAGAACACCATGAGACTATTTCTATTAACAGTAACCCTTGTCGCTGCAACAATGGCTTTTGGCTTGGACATTGACAGCATGGACCGGGGATTTTACGACTATGACTTTGACGGTCGGCTGAACGATTACGAGCTTGATTTTATGCTCGATGACGCTAAACAGGCCGCTCGTCAGGACAACCCCTGCTAAAAGGAGACTAAATGACACAAGATGCGGTATCACTGGATGCCCTGACGCAAAATATCGAAAAATGGGCGCATGACTGCAACCTGTTTGATGAAGGCAATAAACTCACACAGGGCTTGAAGCTGGTTGAGGAATTCGGTGAACTGGCCGCAGCACTGCTACGCGGCAAGAACATCGAGGACCATGCCGGTGATATGTTCGTCGTGCTGGTAATCCTGACCCGACTGGCTGGCACCACCATGTCAAAATCGGTGGCGGTGGCGTATGACGAGATCAAGGACCGGCGTGGCGTGATGCTGGACGGCGTGTTTATCAAGTCAACCGATGCGGCTTATCCGACGGCGCTGGCGACGATTGCCGCGCGGCAGACTTAAGGGGATTTATCTAAACACAACCAACAATACAAATGTGACAGATTAGCAAAGGAGCCTTTTTTAATTTTATTGGAGGCAGGTACTATGAAGTTAATCAAGTCGGGTTTGGCATTGTTGGTTGCCATCCTGTTAATCAGCCCGGTGATGGCAATGCAGCCGATCATGCTGAAAGTAGATGGCGTCGGTCATATGCGTAACGCAGCGGTTCCGTCATTTCGTGGTGTCGGCACCGAACCGGCAATGTGCTTCGATCTGGCACTGCTGGATCTGACGACCGGCAAGCGGATCGGTCGCGCGACCGACTGCATGTCGGAAGTGGTGCCGAACGAACAAGGCGGACTGGTGACGGTTGCCACCACGACGTTTTTTGTGGAAGGTGGATCGGCGACGGTACAGACATTTGTATCGGTGCAGCCAGTGACACAACCGGGGCGTTTTATTGACCGTGATGGGCGTAACTACACCCATATGTCCGGCGCGGTACGCGATCAGAGCAAGGTGATCGCAAGCACCGGCACGTTAAGCGGACTTTCCGGCACCGCGCGTATTTCCGGCCTGTTGGACATGGGCCATTTTAATCAGGTGGAAGGTGATATTGTTATCTTCAACTGCTTATTTGAAGTCTATTTGGATTAACCAAACTGGTAGAAATACCAGTTTTTAACCAGACGCCCGTAAGGGCGTCATATAAAGGAACCCCTCATGAAACCGAAAGCATGGAGTTATTCGGCGCTGAACAAGTTTCTCAACTGCCCAATGCAGTATTACGAGGTCAGTGTCACCAAGCGATTTGCCGATGACACTACGGAAGAAAACCTGTGGGGTGCGCGAGTACACGACGAGATTGACAAGCTGATCTGCTTGGGCCGGTATGATATGGCCGGTGCCAAGGATCTGACCCCGGCGATGCAGCAGCATGTGGCGCGGGTACTTGAACCGATGACACAGTACGGACTGTTGATGTCGGAGTTGAAAATCGGCCTGAACCGCCGCTTGCAGCCGTGCGACTGGTTCGATAACAAGAACATCTGGCTGCGGGCAATACTGGACATTCTGCATGTGCATAATGAAGTGGCAACGGTTTGTGACTGGAAAACGGGCAAGGTCCGTGCCGACATGAAACAGATGAAACTGTTTGCGCTGGTGACGTTCTGGACCCGTCCCGATATTGAAGTCGTCAATACCCGATTGGAGTGGTTGAAGTATAACGACTGCACCGAAGTGGATTTTGACCGTGACGATGTGCCGATGCTGGAGGCGTCATTTACCGGGGATATTACCCGCTTCAGGCAGGCATTTGTCGAGGAACGCTTCCCGGCCAAACCGTCCGGGCTGTGCAAAAAATACTGTCCGGTATTGTCCTGTGAACATAATGGGAGGGTGTAATGCAACAGAATGATATAACAACAATAACTGACATTGAAGGGCTTGCAATTGACGATGATTCAGGTGATAATGGGGTAAAACAGGTAGCAAGCCCATTTGTGCGGCATGAGGGGTCAGCACCCAATCTGCCGCCAATTCTGAAATCGGGAGGCGATATGCCGGAGTGGTCGAACTTCGATTGTGACGAAAGATTGCCGGTGTTTGGTGCGCAGACGATACCGGCTAAATCGCTGTACGCTTTTTGCGCCGAGAGTCATGCCATCGAGGGCGTGTTCGATTCCGCGTTGACGGAAGAACTGGCGGCGCGGACGGCGGATTTTCTGGACACCGAACTGAGTCTGGATTCACTCAGCGCCTTTAACATCAAAGGGCATTTGCGTTCGCAGTACGGCATGGCACTAAGGGTTGGCCCTTATGTGGCCCCGGCAGGCGGACCGCCGGTACGGGTGGCGTTGCGTAATCTACTTACCGGCATTGCGCAGCATGAAACCAGTTCGTATGACGCGCACTGTGAATTCATGGCGTTGCTGCCGTTTACCGACGGTAACGGGTTGTCCGGTCGGGCGTTGTGGCTGTATCACCGGCTGCTGGCGGATGAAGGGGTGCCGCACAAGTTTCTGCGCAACTGGTATGTGAGCAGTTTGAGTCACTGGCGCAACCGTTTGGGGTAATGGCAAAAACCCCGGAAGGCAAGGTTAAGGACCGGCTTAAAAAGTTTCTTAACCAGTTTGAGTATTTGTATCAGTTTTGGCCGGTGCAAAACGGCATGGGGCAACCGACACTGGATGTGATTGTCTGCTACAAGGGCTTTTATCTTGCGATAGAAGCGAAGCCGGGGAAAAAGCAGATGACCGAACGACAGTCGCTGACCGCTGAAGACATGCGGAATGCGCGGGGTTGTGTATTGTTAATTAATGACGAGGCAGCAACGTGGCGGCAACTGGTGACGTGGATAGATACCGTCGATCAGATGGCGCAGGCACTTGCTGGCGTATATGCTTATACACACAGAATCAAAAAGCCTGCTGCTGCGGGTCAAGGACGCAGCGCGGGTGACGGAATTGCTGGCAAACCGATGTAAGCCGATTACTTATAACGGCCATAATCTGGCCGTCCGGCATGGTCTTGACGAAACCAAGATTTTAAACAATATCGGCATTAAAGCGCCGAGTCCGATTCACTATTACTATGATTGGCCCGGCAAATACCGGCCAATGGCGCACCAGCGGGACACGGCGGCGCGGCTGACCATCCACCGGCGCATGCATGTACTGAACCAAGCCGGGACCGCGAAAACCGCAGCCGCGCTTTGGGCGGCGGATTATCTACTATCCGTCGGCGCGATTCGGCGGGTGTTGGTGGTTGCCAAACTGTCCACCTTGGAGCGGGTTTGGATGGAGGAAATTTTCAGCGTATTAATGCATCGCACCGCCGCCTTATTGTATGGCGCGAAGTCACGGCGAGTTGCACGGCTGGAACAGGATGTGGACTTCTACGTGATTAATCATGAGGGGGTGCGCACCATCAAGAAGGAAATTAAAAAGCGTACCGACATTGATCTGATCATACTGGACGAGGCCAGCGATTACCGCAATGCATCGACAGACAAGTACAAGGCGCTGGCCGATATATTGCAGCCGGAAATGCGTTTCTGGTCGATGACGGCCACGCCCTGCCCAAACCATCCGACCGATGCGTGGGCGCAGGCAAGACTGGTATCACCGTCGAAAGTACCTGAGTACTTTGGTACTTTCCGGCGCATGACCATGCGGCAGATCAACCAGTTCCGATGGGAGCCGAAGCCGCACGGATTTGAGTTGGCGTTTGAAGCATTGCAACCGGCAGTGCGCTATAAAAAGTCGGAATGCATGGACCTGCCGCCGGTGATTACCAAAGAACGGTCAGCGGAGTTGTCCAAGGAGCAGCACAAGGCGGTGCGGGATCTGATCAACAGCTATGTGCTGAAAGCGAAGTCCGGCGAGAAGGTGTCGGCGGTCAATGCGGCGGATCGCGTCAACAAAATCCTGCAAGCGTTATGCGGCAGTGTGCGCAACACCGATACCGGCGAGTACTTGGCTATTGATTATAGGCCGCGCTTTGACGTACTGATGGAGTGCATCCAAGAGGCGGATGCAAAAGTGGTTGTTGTGGTGCCGTTTAAAGGCATCATACTGGATTTGCAGAAACGGATTTCAGCGCATTATAGCTGCGAGATCCTGAACGGGGATGTCTCCCCGAAAAAACGTAACGAGATCGTCACCCGGTTCAAAACGTGCAAAGATCCGCATGTCCTTGCCTGCCACCCGAAAGTGATGTCGCATGGCCTGAACCTTACCGAAGCAGATACGACGATCTTTTACGCGCCGATCAACAGCAACGATGAAGCAATGCAGGTGGTTGAACGGTTTAACCGGCCCGGTCAGACCCGCAAGATGACCATTGTGCGGATCGGGGCGCATAAACTGGAGTGGGACCGATATGCCGTTCTGGACGGTCGAGAGAAAGGACAGGACAGCATGTTACAGATGTATAACAATTTAATATCATAAAGGAGAATCACAATGACGGCACACCCAATTAAAGACAGCGAAATTTCACTGGATAAACTGATCAGCATTTATATTAAAATCCGTGACGCCAAGTCGGAACTCAAGAAAAAACAGGATGCGGAAATGCAGACGCTGACCGATCAGCAGGATATGATCGCCACCGAACTCAAGCGCCGCGCAATGGATGCCGACGTGACCGCATTTAAGACGGCGGCGGGTACGGCGAGCATGGTAACGAGTATTAAAGCCAGTTGCGGCGACTGGGACGCATTTGGTGAATTTCTGAAGGACCAAGACCCGGTTGAATTTCTCGGCAAATCGGTGAAGGCGGCAACCATTCGCGCCTACATGGACAGTCACGACGGCGCACTGCCACCCGGCATTAACATCTTCAAGGAAATCTCGGTTAGCGTCAGACGTGCCAACAGTGCATAACAATAAACTTTCAATTCATGGAGAGAACAATGAGTAACAATACAAAACTTACTTTATTTAACAGCCCACAGTTGCCGAGCTATCTGGCCGATGCGTTCAGCGACGAGGAAACCAATCTGGTTGTCGCGGAAAGCATCCCGACCCTGACGTTCCGGGGTAAGCAGTTTCGTATTCGCATTGGCGGCGAGGAACATCTGTTGCAACGTACCGTTGATGGCGAACTGTACCCGGTGCCATCAATTAAAGTGATTGTGCTGGATGTCAACCCGAACCGCAGCCGGACCTTTTTCGAGGGGGCGTATGTGTCCGGCGAAAACCGCGCACCGGACTGCTGGTCGAATGACGGCAAGGAACCGGACCCGACCGTGGCGCAGCCGCAAGCAAAGACTTGCGCCGCCTGTCCGAAATCGGTCAAGGGATCGCGCATCACCGACAATGGCAAGGAAGTCTCTGCCTGCACGACCAACCGCAAGCTGGCCGTCATTCCGTGGAACAAGCTGGATATGGAACCGCTATTGCTGAAAGTCCCGCAAACGTCAATGTGGGACAAGGATAACAAGGAGAACGAGGCGCAAGGCTTTTTTGCATGGGATCAGTATGTCGCATTCCTGCGCGGTCGCGGGGTGCCGCATACCGCTGCGGTGGTGACACAAATCAAGTTCGACAACACCGAGTATCCGAAATTGCTGTTCTCCGCGCACAGTTGGGTGGAAGGCACCGACATGGCAACAGTGAAGGAGCTGGTGCATAGTCAAGCGGTGGCCGACATTATCAACAAGTCGGACGTGGCGAAGAACGGCGATCACGCCCCGGAAACCGAACCGCAATCGGCAGATGCGGCTCCGAAACCCGAGCCGAAACCCGAGCCGGAAGTAAAACCGGCTCCCAAACCGGCCAGTCGCAAGAAGGCAAAACCGGCTCCCAAACCGGCCCCCGAACCGGATACCAGTGATGACGACGGTGACGACACGGACTGGGGCGGTGCCGCGACACCGGAACCCAAAACCGTCGAAGCGGCAGGTAAAGGTAAGAAAGTGGCGCAAACTCCGGCCATACCACCTACGACGGAAGAAGCTAAAATATCAGGTCTTGCCGATCTCGCTGCTTCGTGGGATGATGTGGATGATTAGTCTCGCCCTAGCGGTTTTCAGGTTCCGCTTGACAAAAACCTGACCTGCAAGACTCAGGTTATCAAGTTCCTCTAGCCAAGAAAAACTTGGGCGGTTTTCAGGTTCCGCCTGACCAAAAACCTGACCTGATATTTTGCCGATCCCGGTCCGGGTTCAGGTTTCTGTTGAGAATAAAAATGAAAGACTTTTTTAAGAAGCTGATGCCGGAAGGCTTTGTTGTGATTGCGCACCCGAATGGCCGGGGCGGATTCACCCACCACGTTTGCGATGATGTTGACATGGTGCAGAAGAAGCTGGCGCAGTTAAACCCGGCTAAACGGGATCTGTTCTTCGGCCTCGGCACGGTGCGGCAGCGGTCGGTGAAACTGGATAATGGCCGCACTGCCGTGCGCGTCAAGGACAACATTGCCGGGCTGAAAAGTTTTTTCCTCGATCTGGATGTCGGCGACGCCCCGAACAAATATCAAACGCAAGAAGCCGCGATTGCGTCGATTAATGAATTCTCGGAACTGAACGGTTTTCCAAAACCGATGCTGGTATCCAGCGGACGCGGGGTGCATGTCTACTGGCCGCTGAAAAAAGCAGTTTCGGCGCGGCTGTGGTCGGATACGGCGGCACTATTCAAGCAATGTCTGGCCGCGCATGGTATCAAGACCGACCCCTGTGTCACTGCCGATGTTACGCAGTTACTGCGGGTGCCGGGTACGATCAACCACAAGGACGGCTCACCGGTACGCCTGTTGCAGGATGCCGAACCGACCAGCGGCAAGGCGTTCGTTGCCAAACTGTTTGAAATGGCAAAGGATCTGAAGGTTGACACCCCGCTGCCAAACCTGTCGGGTGGCGAACCACCTGAAGGCTTCAACCAACTCGGCAGTAATACACAGCCAACCGACGACTTCCCACCATCCGATTTTGACCGTATCAAGGTGGAATGCAATCAGGTCAAACGCATGATTGCCACCGGCTGCGATACCGAACCCATGTGGCATGCCGGGCTTTGCTTGGTAAAAGCCGTCACCGACCCGGAACAGGCCGCGATTGAAATATCGCGCAATCACCCGGAGTATGACGAAATGGTGATGCGCCGCAAGCTGGCGTATGCGATCAGTACCGGTGTCGGCCCGACCACCTGTGATCGGTTGCGGCGCTTGAATCCAAAGTCCTGCGAGGGGTGCCGCCACAAGGTTACGTCGCCGATTCAACTGGGGGTGACCCCGGTCAGATTGCCGCAATCCAATGATATTCCAATCGCCCTGCCGCACCCTTATGTGGTCGGGCCGAGAGGCGAGGGCGTGGCGATAGCCGGGCAGGAAAAGGTCGAAATATGTTCGATGGACGTGTACCCGAAACTGCGCGTTGATGATGAAACAACTGGTGAGGCCAGCACCACATGGTGTTTTCGCGATCCCCGGACCCGCCGGTTTGTCGAAATACCGATTCCGCAAAGCACCCTTGCCGACCCCCGCGCCCTGCACCGTGTATTGCTTGGCAAGAGTATCACGGTTAATCACCATCAACTGCTTAAAATGACCAACTTCATGATCGCCTACATTAAAAAACTGCAAGAAGAAGCGCAACTGGAACACAAGTTTTCATCCCTTGGCTGGCGCGACGAGGACCGCTCGTTTGTCCTTGGTGACAAGGTGTATGACCGTAACGGCATTGCCACCACGCATCATCTGTCGAATGATATTGTCAACGCAATACCGGGGCTGGAAAGCTGTGGCACCCTGCAAGGCTGGATAGACGCGATGCAGTTTTATAATGCCCACGGCCATGAGGCGCACCGCTTTGTACTGTATGCCGCATTCGCGTCGATCATTTATCATATGACCGGCCACACGGCAGCACTGTGCTTTCTGACCGGCAAGTCGGGTTTTGGCAAGACCACGGTGTTACGCGCGGTCAATTCGATCTTCGGGCATCCATCCAAACTGGGCGTCAACGGTACGACGACCGGCACCACGGAAAACGCCATGTACGGTATGCTTGGCAAATATCACAATATCCCGATGTGTCTGGATGACATGTCGCACTGGGAGTCCAAGCTGTTCGCCCGGTTCGCGCTGTGCATATCCCAAGGCTCCGGCAAACGGCGCAGCACCAAGTCGGGCGGTGTCAGCAACCTGCTGGACCTGTGGTCGCTGATCGCCTTTGCATCCGGCAACAGTGACGCCTACACCACACTGGCAAGCGCCCGGTCGGATGTACTGGCTGAAGCGATGCGGATCTTCCAGATCCAGATGACCCTGCCAAGCACGTACTCGGTTGATCAAGCCAATCATTTTGCCAACACGGTGATGTATCAGAACTACGGGCTGGCCGGACATGCGTATGTGCCGTGGGTGACGAAAAACTATGACAAGGTGCGCGACGTGCTGCACCAGAACATGGACCGGGTATCGAGAGAATCCCGCGCGATTTCGTCAGAGCGTTACTGGACCAGCATCATTGCGTCGGCGGCGACATCCGGCAGTATCGTGCGGCGCATTGGCCTGCTGCCGGACTTCCCGGTAGAAAAGGATATTGCATGGGCGGTATCCCATATGAACACGGTCAGAACGCAAGTGGTGGACAATTCCGTCACACCATCCGAACTGCTGTCTGAATACCTGTCGAGCCGCATTAACGAAACCCTGACCGTGCTGACCAACGATGCCGGGCATGTGCGCATTGATTCGGAGCCGCGTAACAACCTGCTGGTACGGCGCGATCTGGCATTGAAAACCGCGCAGATCAACCGCAAGGATTTTCGCAATTACTGCATTGAACGGGGGTGCGTGGTGCGTGACGTGATTAATACTTTGACCGGATCACGGGTGATTGTCGCGAACGGTTCACTGGTGACACTGGGGCGCAAAACGGCTTATGCCGCCGGTCAGATCCGCGCCATTGAAATTGATCTGGACCGGCTTGAAACATTAGTCCCTACCGAGAAATAACATTGGACAGGGTGCGGCCAAACTCCAGCGCGGAGAACACCGCCTTATTTTCATTTCCAACCTTAATCAAATTCTTGACATCATCCCGGTACGCTTGCGCCAAGCGATTGTAGCTGCCGAGAATACGCTGATCGACCGTGGTGTATTCATCCCATTTCTTCACCACCAGTTGCCGCACTCGCTCATATTCCACCAGCAGCTTGTCGAAGTCCGGCTCGAACTCGGCAAATGACGTATCCAGTATGGCTTCGGGCAATGTATCACGGTCCAGAAACGCACGCCATTTATTGCGAAACGCAATATACTCCCCCAACGCCTGCTCCAGAACCTGACGTTCTTCCAAGGTATGGTACACGCTGGTGATTACGATTCCGGCCTCGCCAGACAGGATCAGATCGTCAACCTGATTGGCCTCGGCTATCAGTTCGTGGGTATCCTGCAAGGCTTCACACGCGGTCAGTAAAAAGGTGGTCACACTGCCAAGCGTCAAGCCGCCGAAGCTGAGCAGAAAAATAATCAGTTTGCTTTTCAAATTAACCATGCCACCTCGCCTTATCGTGTCGAATATCTACATGCGTAAATGTTGCGTACGCGCCTAATCCCCCGGACCAGTGCCGCGCCCACGACTGAAAATCTTTCGGGTCCATGCCGACAATCACAATGTCTGCCGCCATGCCGTGCAGGTGCATACTGTTCTTGCCGCCACCGACTTTTTCGTTATGTGATGGGGTACGGTAGCCGGAGTTGATTATAATCGGTCGCTGCAATACATCACGAATTACTTGCAGCCGTTGTGCAAGGCTGCGAATATTCCCCACCTGCCCAAGATTCGGTAACGGCTCGCCTTCCACCAGAAATTCCGAAAAGCGGAAGTTAGAGGTTACCAAAAAATCGTTGTTCATACACTTTTCTCTCCCAACGGTCTTTACATGAATCACCTGCACAAGACTTGATTGACTTGTGCAACCATTGCAGATTCCATACCGTATCGCAGCCCCCCCGCGCAAGCGGAATGACATGATCGACCGCCCAATCCTTGCGGTCATACTGCGGCGGTAACGGGTGAATCTGCTCAAACTTGCGTACCACGTATGAATTACGTTTGATCCGCCCCGTGCTGGTGCGCTCGGGCGGTCCGCAGTAACGGATCTCTTTTAGATGACTGTCGGCAGGTACATCCTCAACAAACAGCATTGCGACCAGCGTCACAATGACGCAGGCGTTTCTATTCATGCCGCGACGCGCTGTTATAATGGGTCTGTTTGCAAGGGACGCCATCCAGCTTGTTTTCAATGCGCAGCAGAATGGCATGGATTTTTTGATCGGCTTTGTTATGATCTTCCTTGGTGATATAACTACCGGCGACCAGCACTTCCACTTTCTGCTGGCGGTCTTCCGATTTATCCTGATTATCCGCCAAGCGGTTAATGCGGCTGTGCAAATAATTCAATACGAACAATGTCAACCCTCCCAAACCGGCAAGCAATACATTAACAATGGTCTGCAAATCCATCCGTAAAACCTCTGTGTGTTTTGGCTGTCCATGATGCCTCTACGGGTAAAAGCGAAGCTCGTCAGGACAAGGCGTGATTCCGCGCGTCTTACCGACCAGATCCGTAATGCGGATGGAGATGTCATACACCCCGGCCACCGTAATGTCCGGGTTTAGAATCAGCAAGGTTATGACACTGCCAACCACGGTGACACCGCCGCCGGATTTGGTATAGGTAACTGTATTGGTGGCATCTGCTTTTTCTGTCAAAACAACAGTCATATCGACAATATCGGTTACAGTGAACCCACTGTCGATGGTGAGCAGGACATCCACATCGGTGTTGATATAGAGAACAGGTGTACAAGTCATAGCTAGATTGTCATAGAGATTGATTGATCACTGTCAGCCATACCAACTTCTGGACTGAGTAATGATGTCTCGACACTTTGTTGCTTCATGGAGACAACTACTTCAGGAGCTAACAATACCATACTAATTGTGGTTGTGCTTTCAAGAATAATGTCCTCTGGCGATAAGCCGAGAACAGTGGCAGAACCTGCCGCTATACCGACGGATTGCGCGGTACTTTGTGCAACAGATGAAACACTTGCAGACCCCGCAGCACTGCCGACACCCCGTGCGACAGGTGCGGCAGTTGAACTACTTGTCGATGATCCTGACGCGGCACCGTCACCCAACCCTTGCGGCGCACCAACGGCACTCGCCGTAGCAGATCCGGCACTGCTGCCGACCCCGGTTTTGGCAGCACCGGTTAGCCCTTGAACCAGACTGGTGCCGGACGCATTACCGACGCCTTCGGTATTTGCCGCGCCGACCGCCGTATCGGTTGAACTGCCTGACGCCGCGCCGATTGCTTCGGCAAAGGCTTCAGCAATAGCAGCAACGGTGCATGATCCTGAACTACTCCCTGCGGCCTCGGCAGTTGATGTTGCTGTCGCGGTAACGGTCGATGTGCCAGCAGCAACCCCATCACCGGAAGTCCCGGCAGAACCGGTCGCCGTGGCGGTACTGACACCGCTTGAGCTACCGACGCCACTGGTGGAGGCGGCACCGCTACCAGTCGCAGTCGCAACACCACTGGTGGACCCGACAGCTTCAGCAGTCGAAGATCCGACGGCGGTATCGGTACTGGCACCACTCCCGGCCCCGGCAGCTTCTGCCGTTGACGATCCGACGGCGGTATTGGTCGATGTGCCTGCCGCTGCGCCATCCGCCTGATTCTCGGCCAGTCCGGTAGCTAGTGCTGTGCTGGTGCCTGCCGCACTACCTGCGCCTTCAACCTGTGCGGTGCCGACGGCGGTGGCCGTACTGGTGCCTTCGGCCAGCCCTTCACTATCGGTCGTGCCGACCCCGCTGGCTGCGGCAATACCAGCAGCAGAACCAACCGCCTTATGCTCGGCAACCCCAACCCCGGATGCGGCTCCGACCCCTGCCGCCGTGCCCGGATAAGCGATGGTGACATTGCTCGTCGCGGTTGCGCTGGCGACCCCGGCACTGCTGCCGACCGCCTGATGTTCGGCAATACTGGTGGCTGACGCAGACGCTGTGCCTGCTGCCGCGCCGACCGAGCCGGTATCCGGGGCAATGTTGCCGAGAAAAAGGCGAAAAGATGCCATATTATGTTGTCGTCGGGATGCTCAGTGAAAAGTCCGCCCACTCTTTCGGATCGGTCTGGTCAATACCGGTGACGAGGATATTATCTGCGTTCATTTCCGTCGCGCTCAGGGTGACTTTCACTGCAACCCCACTGGCCGGGGTGACGGTCGGCAGCGTGGTCAGATTGGCAAATGCCCCACCATCCTTGGAGATTTTAAAATCGCCTGCGGCGATGGTGGGATTGGCTTTGAACGATAGATTATCGTCCGCGTCGGTCAAGGTAATGTAGACAACAAAGTCCTCATTCTTGACTGGTGGATTGTACGGAGCTGCCATTTACTTTCCTTTCAATAAGTTATAACCCAATTGCAGCAGTTGCAATGCCTTTACGAGTGCGCAGACCGCAGACGTTGAAGATCATGCAATAACGGACATTCTTGTCAGATCCACCATATCCGGCAACTGAGAACGCCCCGGAATTATCCAACCGTTTAATGGCATGATATGTTTCGTCCGACATTCCTTGTACTTTTAAATATGATGAGAGCGAACCGGTTTCGATACTTCGACCATACAAGGTGCTTGACGTTGTTGTCGTCGGTCGCATGGTAATGCCGTACGACTGACCGGCCCGTAACGTATGCTCTGACGCAAACAACAGATTCCACTCCGAACCGTTGATCATCGTACCGGATTCATCAACCGAAAGGGCTTCCAGTAAGGTCGGTGTGCCAAGCGGATCTGAATACAGGCAAATTTCCAGATCGGCCTGAACCAGCGCGGAAAACGTCACCCCACTGACAATAATGTCAAACTCCGGGGTGATCAGATTGCCGTACTCGTCCGCACCGCTGGTATTCACAGCGAATGAACTTGTAATGCCAAACGACATTATCGCACCACCGGAGATCCAACCGAGCGTACCGTCATCAAACTGAATCGCACAGCACGGCACACCGTTGGCAACCGCAGGTGATCCGTCATCAAGCCACACACCCGGCAGTCCCGGTGTGGTGTCATCATGAAATACATCACCCATAGACAGTATCGAAACATAATCCGAACCGCCATGCGATGTAAACTCAAACGCCACCGCAACAAAATCACCGTGACTAAGTGTTTTAGTCCCGGACTCCATAGCCGTTTCGTAATCATCATTGCTGACCAGTGAATCCGTGCCCCCAACCAGATCGGCATACACATCAAAGGTGTGATCACCGTGCGCCGGTTGACTGGTAACATCAAGATCCTGCAAACCGATTCTGAGATTGGTGCTGGCATTGGAAAACGCGATAACCGTATTTGTGCGCCACAGAATTTTCCCGCCGCCAGCCGCCGACACCGTTTTCGATCCGGCATCGGGGCCACCTTCGATCATGATCTGACCGACAAAATGCACGATCTCATTGGCGGCATTCAAGGTATGATTATAGGTGGTGACTGTCGAATCCGCCCAAAACTTCGGCGGATAGACCAGTGACTGACCGTTCAAGCGCGTGAAACTCACGTTAGTCCTCCGTGATCGCGGTCGCGGTGGTCAACACCGGCGTGACGCCGGAGCCGGTCACGATGTTCGGTGTCACCGTACCAGAGTACAGGAGCTTACCAGTACCTGACACAGCCGTACCCACACCGAAGTGAGTCACCGTACCAGAGCCGCCGGTGCCTGCCGGGAAGTTGATATTCGATACCGGGCTGACGCTGTTGCCGGATACCGTCCAACCACCGGAAGTCCTTGCCACCGCCACCCGCGCATAACTGGTGTAGGTCGCCTCGTTGGTTGTCTGATCACCTGCCTCACCGGGATCGGAAGTATGCAGGCTGACATACAGATTGGTGAGCGGGCTGGTTGCCGCGTTGTCTGCGATGTTGGCAATTGCGGTTGCATTAAAAGTTAGCAACAATAAATCATTTTCCCACTGATTGGCCTTACTCATTTCTTAATATCTCCAATTTAAAGTAGTTATCTACCTTCCGCCAGCCGCTCTCGTAAAGCTGCCGTAGGTAGTCCGCTAAACGCCGTCTGCAACCGGTAAGCATCCCGGACACTGGTTGCACCCGGTGTCTGAAGTACTTGAGCCAAGTCCAGCTTGCGCTGTTGGTTGGTGACGATCCTTGCCAGATCGAAATCACCGTGATCCGGGTTACGGGTCTGGAATGCAATCAACTCCGCTGCCTTGGCGTTAATCGCGTCCCGATCCCCGGATTCAATAGCTTTCACCATGTCCCGCCCCAGTTCAGTCTTACGCGCCGCCAGCAGTCGTTGCTGCGTGGTGAACGAACGCGCGTTGCGCTGAAACTCAGTCTTGATTGCCGGGGTGAAATTAAGGAATTGCGTCATGATCTCCCAGTCCGTGGCGGCGATAGGTAGTTTGTTACCTTTCATGTCCGTATAGCCATTCATGAGTAGATCCGGTCCTTTGACAAATCCCTGCAACGCGGCAGGTAGCATCATTGCCATACCCTTGAAAATGTCACCGTCCGCCATCTTCATCGCACCTACCCCGATATTCGTCATCGCGCCGATGGACGGTCCTAAAGTACTTAGCGCCAATGAGTCTAGTTTATCGGAAAATTCGCGCCGGTCGCGCAGAAATTCAGACGCAGGTAGTAGATCACCTAACGATAATCGCGTGGATAACGTGGTGCCGGTCAGTGGGTCAATCGCACCGTGGGCAATCATGTTCGCGGCATCCGGCCCCAACATATCCGACAGGAAGTGGGTAAAGTCAGCGCGAAGTTCGCGTGGATCGTCATCATCGCCCAGTCCGTTATACACCGCTGCAATCGCGGTCATAAACGGCAGGCCCATCGCCCCGGCCAGTGTCATCGTCGCGACCATCATACCGGCCAGCGAGCGCCGCGCGGCAATCTTGTCTTCAAGCGATGCATTGCCAAACGCCTGTGTCGAAAGATCCACAAGTAGTTGGATCATCTGCATGTTGAATTGCATGAACCCGGTGAACAGCGGCGTCAGCTTACCGAAGATGCCGTTCTTGGAGAACGCATAGCCCCGGTTGGCCGGGTCGTAGTTGAACTGAGTCCGGTCGATGGTGAACTCGGCAAACCGTGCCGCGTCAAGGACGCGCTGATCGTCGCTGGCTTCCGGGTTAAGTTTTTTCAGCCGTTCGTATTCCAGATTGAATGCGGCAAGGCCGGTCACCAGCCGGTTCGCGGCTTCGGAGTAATGCGACATCGCACCGAACAGTTTGACCGCGACTCCGCTTGACCGCGCGTCCGCGCCCTGTTCCACCCGCGCCAGTCCGTGCGCTTGGGTGAATTCCACCACCCCGGAGTCCACCAGAATATGCAGTGCGCGGGTCTGCTGTTTGGACAGCCCGGCCCGGTCAACAATAATGTGGGCGTCAAGTACTCCCTTCCAGCCTTTGCCATCTACCCATCCTTGCGACACGGTATCCTTGAGTACTTTGGATATGCTCTGGTACGTGTTGAACATCGTGCTGGCCGTCTTGGTGAAGCCGAACTTGCCGCCAAGCACCGGCAATGTGGTCTGGAACGGTTGCGCCATATTCGCCACGATGTACGGAATATTGCTTGCCAGAAACATCGAATAGCCTATCGAGGACAGATGGTCCAGTGTCGGGGTGGACAGCGGCTTCAATGCATTGTTATGGCGTTTCTTGATATGGTTGAACATATCCTGCGCCATTTCCCGGACGCGCGGATCAGCGGTCGGATCTTGCCGCATCGCCGTGATCTCGGCACGAAACGATTTCAGGGCTTCCATCACCTCCGGCTGTGCGGTATTCTGCGCGACGAAAAACATGTTCGCGCGGGACCGCTTCACAAAATTGCGGCGCATATCCAGCGAGTAGCCCGGTGTGCCCTTGCGTCGGGCCAGTGCCTTGCCGCCTGACATTTCCGGCAGCATTTCCACCATTGTGCGGCGGATCAACTCCTTGGTCTGTTCGCGGAATTCTTCATCCAGATTGGTGTTGGTGTCGATTTTCACCAGCACGTTTTGCATGAAGCCGACATTGCTGAAGTCCAGCTTGGAAATGTTTTCCTCGATCTTGCCGCTGGAAACCTTGTCAATATGCCCTGCCGCCTGTAATTGCTTCAGGGCGCGATCCTGCGTCACCCAAGACGAGTATGTCTCGAAGCGGTTGAACACATGGTCGGCATCCTCTGACACAAACGCTTCACTGCGCAAGCCGGTTTCTTTAAGCATGGCCTGCACCGCCTGCTGCGCTTCCGGGTTTTTCGCGATGTCATACTGCACGAAATAATCCCCATGCCGCCCCAAGTGGAAATACGGCCCTTGCAGGCGGCTGGCACGGAAGTCGCGCATGTTCTGGATCGTCAGCCGCGCCGGTTCGCCACCGGTATTGATAACCTCGCGTTCCAACTGCGTTACCGCGTTCTTGAAGCGCATGCGGACCTTCGCATCGTCACTCACCGCGTCTTGCGGATTGACTTCGCGCCAGCGGTCTTTCGGCACTTCAAAGGTAAACGCGACACTGCGCAACAGCGAGCCGTACGTCATTTCCAGATCGCGCTCATTATGCGCGATGGCCTTGTCGTACACCGCCGCAATGCCGGGCTGGTTGTACATCGTCTGCAATTTGTTGTACAACTGCCGGTTCTTGGATTCGTTCTCGTCGTGCAGCCACGGCTGATTGCGAAACGGCTTGTTCGGATAGATGCCAAGCCGGGTGGATTCGCCAGCCAGTTCATTAAAGACAGCCTGCGATTTTTCCGGCAACCGCGCCATTTCCTGCTCCCGCGCCGACAGATCCTTGCCATGCTTGGCGACCGTCGCCGACGCCACCCGTTCTGCGCGGTTCTGTTGGGTGATCGCGTCCTGCACTTCCTGATTGAATATCCGGGCATGGTAGGACGCCAAGAAGTTACCGGTGGAAAGTTCCAGTCCGCGCCGGTTCAGCCAACCCGTCACCGCCGGTTTGTAATTGTCCACCGCCTTCGCCAGCGACGACAGTATACCGTCCACCTTGTCCATTGCCTGCGCTGGAGAGGTGTTAGGTTTGCTGGAGAGCCGGATGTCCGGTGCCAGCGGTGCCGTTGGCCGTTGCGCATTCAAGACCTGACTGTCTGCGGCCAGTCCCGCCTCGGTCGCCCCGGCGACAATTTCCTCAACGGCGGTATCGGTCAGATTGAAGTTAATGCCGAACACGTCATACAGCCATTGCGATACCGCGTTATAAATCCGTGAAAACAGATTCACCGACCGCGCCTCACCCACTTTCGCCATGTCCGCCAGCACTTCCTCGATGGCTGTCAGTTTCAGCGTCATCGGACTGTTCTGCAAGGCGGTGCGCGCTTCACCCGTGCGGCTGTTCAACAGATCGGCCTGATATTGTTTCACACGGTCACGTACCAACTGGTTGCGGTCATAAATATCCAGCAGGGCGCGGTTCATGCGGCTACCGAATACGGTGCGCAAACCCTTATGCGCGGCTTCGTGCAGTGCGACAAATACCGCCTCACGCGGCGAATGAATATTCTCAGCCAGCAGCCAGATTTGATCCTGTTGACCTGTGGCATCGCGACTTAAGAACATGCCGCGCGTCAGGTGCCCTTTGTCGATATTTGCAACCAATTCCTGTCCGGCCTTGGGCAACTGGTCAACCGATTCGGCAATGCGAATCACCGGCCCACCTTTACGCTGCAACGGGGTGATGGCCTCAAGTATCTGCGACCGCGACAACGGTTGTTTTGGATCGGCGGGATCAGCAATCCCGACCCCGGATCGCAGATCGGGAATCGTATTTAACCGGGTTGATTCCATCGCCGCGCGGTGTGCGGCCACCACATCGCCACCCTGTTCAAAATCCGCACTCGGGCGGGTGTATTCATTCAGCAATGACTCACGCAATTCAATCGTGTCAACGGCGTTCTGCACCATCTCCGCCGGGGGTGTATTGTCGATCAGCCCGGCATTGATCGCATGGCTCACTACATCCGGGTGGCTCTGAATGATCTCAACCAGTGCTTGTTCCTGCTGCGGAGTCAGTTCTTTCACCAGCCGCTTTAACAGGTTGTCGGATACCCCCGGCACCAGCGATTGTTCTTCATGATGAAAACGAAAGTTATCCTGTGGCCGGGTGCGCAGCACCAGCCGGGTCGATTCCGTAACCGGGATCTTAGCCAGAATTTTCTCGCGTAATACATCGGTCATCAGCCCGGCCTGCTTGATCTTCAGCTTGGCACTGATCGCGTTCAGATCCGGTCGTCCGGCCACTGCGACAATCTGCTGTGCGGTTTCCGTATGCAGGCCATCAGTCACGGCGCGTTTAACGATTTCAGCCTGTGCGCGGCGCACCAGTTTTTCCCGGTTGTTAATCGCTTTAACTTCCATCGCAGCGATAATGCGTTCAACATCCGCATCGGATTGCGTGGCAAGATCCTCAACCACCAGTGCATCAGCCCCGGATTTAATATCCGCGACGAATTCCGCCACTTCTTCATTGGTCAATTCAGATGTCAACTGCGGTGCGGTTGCAACCGTTTTCAAACGCGGTTGTGGCTGACGGCTCTGCGCCAATAACTGCAAGGTCTTGGCATTGGTCAGTACGGATGAATAACCGGTGCCTTCGGTCTGCATCTCGGCAATCAGGGGCAGCGTGGCATAATTCTGCGGTTTGCGTACCCCGGCACCGGTAGCTACACGGTCAAGATCCTTACGAGGGAGTTTCAACAACTGGTCGGTATCCTGCACATTGACCATGCCCAGTCCCGGCGCATCGACAAAACGCGATTTCACCAGATTGACCAGTGTTGGCGGGGTGATCTGCCGTTTTGCCTGCTCAATGACGAGCAGGGACGTTCCCGGTTGAACCCCGGTGTTTTCCGCCGTTTCCGTGTTTTCTTCCGAAGCCTGATTTGGATTCGGCAATAAACGGCTATCGGTATACAGATCGGCAGGGGTTAATCCTTCCAGAAAATTACGCGGTGCCGACGTTGACTCCTGCCCGGCTTGCTGCTGTGACTTCGGCTCACGCCTGAGCGTATCCCCCCGGATCGCCTCGGTTTTCAGCCGCGCTCCGACCGTCACTTCAATAATCTTATCGGCAATTTGCTGCTTGGTATCCCGACTGGTTACATGGATGTCCAACGCCTTCGCCAGCTTGACATGATCCTGCTTGGTCTTGACTTCACCGGCCAGCAAGGTTCGAGCGGCATCTCGGTCAGCGGCATTCGTCAGGCGTTCGGGCAATGCCCCAGTGCCCAAGTTTGCCTCGGTTTGCTTGTCGTTGATTTCATTGACATTCTCAACGCCCAAGTTTGCCTCAGTTTGCCCGGTGACAGGCGGTGCCTTATCATCCGTATCCGATTCGCCAAGGGCGGCGGCAATCGCCTCGCCTTGCGTCGGGGTCGAATCTTCATTGGTGCTAAAGTCAATCGGGCCGGTATCACCTTCCACGGGTGGTTCGGTCGATGCGACCAGTTTTTCAATCAGCGTGTCACGGGTATCCTTGGCTTTGACATCAATGCCGTTATCACGGCCATACTTAAACAGCGCCGCCTTCTTCAGCGAGCGATCTGCCTTCATGTCGGTCACGCTTGCCGGAACCGTCTTTCCGTTAATCTCAAAGTTCGGGATGACTTCATCCTCGATCAACCCCGAATTTTCGGGTGCTTGAGGCGCTCGTTCTTCAACCTGTGTTTGTGGTATGCCCTGCGCGGCTAACGGCTCTGCTTCGACCGTTGCGTCAACTTCAACCGTCGGCAGCGGTGTTTCACGACTGGCCGGTATTCGTGGTGCTTTTGGCACCCCTTCCAGTTTCGGCAACGGGGCTTTTTCCTCACGGTTCAGCGCAATCTCACTGTCCGGCAGCAGTGGTGCCACCTCAGTCAGGTCCAGATCCGGCAGGAAGTCACCCCGCGCGGCCAACGCCTCCCGCGTCAACTCACCCGTCGGCTCCTGAATACTTGCACTTGCGGCCAGTGCCTCGGCAATCTGCCGGTCCTCCCGGCTTATGGGTTGTGCTTCGCCGGTCAACTGCGCCAGTACCCGCCGTGCAACGTCCGCGTTATCCGGGTTATTGCGGTTCTTGGCAAATTGCTCGATGGTCGCATTTAAGCCGCTGATCCGTTCTTCGTCGGTCGCCGCATTGAGATTCTTTTTGATCCGGGCCAGTGCCTGCTTGGACGGCTGCAACACATCATCTTCGACCGTTACTGCATTCTGAATCAAGGCATCCACGCGGTTCTTGTTGGCATCCTGCACGGCTGTCCGTACCTGCTCAAGTCGGGCTTCTTCCGCCGCGCGTAATACTGAGGTATCCCCGGCCTTGCGGCGCAAGCCAAAGATCAGATCCGCATCCGATACACCCTCGACATCCAAGCCGACCTGACGTGCCGCTGCCTGCAACGTGGCGCGATTGGCCGACCCGATCACCGACGGCGGCAAGGTTTCAATCAGGTTACCGTCATCGTCAGTACGGCCATAGGTATTAACCCCTTCAACAATCCGCGCGACTTTCTTGTCATCCACATCGGTAGGCGCTTTAGCCGGTTGCGGCACTGCCGGTTCCGATGTTTCCGCCGCTTTTTCCCGTTCAGCCGCCGCCAGTTCATTGCGCCGCTGCTCAGCTTTCTCCATCCGCGCTTCGCGGGTGGCATTCACCTGCCCGGTCACACCGCCAATCGTGCCACCCACAGCAGCACCGATCACCGCACCTTCTACGGCGGATTCAAGCGCATTGACCAGCAGGTTGTCCAGTTTTGCCGCCGACGGATCGACAAAGGTGCCAGTGGTCAGATCCTGTGCGATGGACTCCAGCGCCGATTGTGAAAATTCCTGCACCGCTTCGCGCCCGGCCCCTTTCGTACCGGCCTTCAACAGCCCGGTTGACGCGGTGACCGATTCGTCAAACACACCCCCCGCCGATCCTTTCAACAGCCGACCGGCAAGGGCTGAGCCGCCCAACGTCGCCAAGGCGTTACCAGTCGCACCGGTCAGCATGGCTTGACCTTTCAGTTCACTACGGGCCTGTGCATCGCGTTCATTGTCCGGCAAACCGTCATACTTCGCGTACGCATCGCGGAATGCCTGCGAGGTCTGCAACAGGTTCGCGGTCGAACGGTTCTCGATACTGGACGCCTGATTCGATGCACCGCCTGCCGCAGACAGCCCGGCTTCGGTTGCAACCGAGCCTGCACCCAGTCCAATCGCCCCGCGCGTGGCTGCACGAATGCCTAAACCGCCGACACCGGCGGCTGCGGTACTGGGCAGCGCCCTTGCGCCTTGGATCGCGAGAAACCGCGACAATGGGACATCCCCGCCAAATCCGAACACGCCAACATCGCCGATGCCCGAATCAAACGCCTGTTGACCTGCCGGAGATAGCGAGGCTGTCCGTTCTTGAACTGCCTGCTGGTGCTTCTGGCGGAATTCCTGTCCAATCCGTTCCAGCGGTCTGCTGCCGCTGGCGGCACCAATCGCCTCGGGGATTGCACCCAGTGAGCCGACCAGTTCCTGTGCGCCGGACAGGGCTGACTTGCCGACATCCGATAACGTGATGCCGTTATCGCGGCGGCGTGGTTGAAATTCCGGTAACGGAGCAAAGAACTGACTGGTATCAATCGCCATGTTTTATTGACCTTGATTCTGTAATCGCTGAAACTGTAGTAACTGGTTAGGCTGCAACCCGGCAGTAAAGGCACGTAACACATCCTGATCTTCCGGCGTCCCTTGGCCTGCTTGAACACGTCGGATAACATCCGCAATGATCTGCTCTTGCAGCGTCGGCGGATTTGTGACTGCCTGTGCTTTTTGTATTGCTTCCGGCAATGACAGCCCTTCCACCCCGGTATAATGATTGATTAACTGTTCACCAATGGATTGCTTTCCACCCGTTGCCGAGATCCGCGCCGCATCCCGCAATCCTTGCGCCTTGATGTCCTGCGCCAGTGCTTCAACACCGCCTGCCCGTTGTACCCGCTCCAGTCCTTCCAGTACGCCCGGTTGCAGGGATTCAATGGTAAATTCGCCATCCTGCCCCGGCCCTGCCCGGTCAAACAGCTTGAAGCTGCGGTTCATGCCCCGGATCACTTCCACCCCTTTACCATCCTGTATATCCTTCAGCACGGCGGCAAGACGGTTCGGCTGTGCCGGTTGCCCGGTTGCTGCACCGCGTGGTTGTGCGGCATTACCCTGACCGGCGGCACCTTTTTTGATACCAGATCGCTGATCAACCGCACTCGCCGCGTCAGCCGCATCCAGCCGGTCCTTATGGCGGCGGAAAAGTTCCTGCGCCTGCACCTGCTGATCTTTGGTTACCTGTGATGCTTGCACTGCCGGTACAACATTTTCTGTACCGAACACACCCCGAACAACGCCTTTACTGACATCTTTCAAGGCATTAATGCCGGTAATCTGATTAAACCCCTCAACCAGATTCAGTGTATCCTGCGGGAATCGACGAATTCCTTGACCAATCGCTTCACCAAGCTGCCCGGTGGTTGTCGTCGCAACTTTTCTCGCTGCGTTAGCGACAAGGTTGTCCGGGTTGTACGCTTCAGACAAAGGTTTCGTGAGTCGTTGACCGAGTGGCAGCAGATTTTCATCCATGCGCTTTTGCAGTTCTGTTCGTTCGTCAGTCATACGGTTTCATCCTCATTCAGATTGGTATCCAGCAGCGTTGAATTGCGCACCGCACCACGGCGTGAACGACGAAACGGTCTGCCGGTTGCCGGATCGAGCGCGACACGCACCTCGTCGGTCGGTTGATCGACCAGTCCGAGGCGGGTTTTCAGACTCTGCTGCGCGTTAATTACATCAGTGACGACCCCTGCGCGAAGATTGCGGCGCAGCCTTCGTTGACTGTCTCTGACCTGTTGTGCGACGGGTATGCCTAAAGCCATGTTATAAACTCACTACTAAGGTGTTGGTAAAGGAATTCGACCACGCCTCGATACTGCGTGCTTCTTTCAGATGCGTGGTGTTATGCGAGGTGTTGAACGCGGTCGAATTCGACGTCGATTCGGACGTGCTGTTATTGTTGCTGATCGAATGCTTGCTGATTTCCGCAGCCGCCAACTGTCCGTCAATCTGCCCTTTCTGCCGTTCGTTGGCCTGTTGAATATTTGACGCGGCGACAATCGTACGGGCACGGGCCAAGATGGACTGCGCGGTAATGCTGGAACACAACAGATCAACATCGGCGCTGATCATTTCACCCTTGGCGGCAAGCCCGGCAATATCGCCGAGCGCATCAAGGCGCACACTCTCAACATCGACATGCGCGGCAATCGCCGCCGTATCTGCCGCTATCTGCGCGGCCTCCGCCGCAATGACCGACACAAACGCATCCACCTCTGCCGCCAGTACTTCCGCCGGGAACAACGCATTCACATTGACATCCGCTTCCAGTTGCGCGATCTGTGCGCGGACGACCGCCCCGTACGCATCCCCCTGCGCCCGGTACGCCTGCGCTTCAGCAACATAGGCATCCACTTTCAGCCCTTCAGCGGCGACCTGCGCCCCGTACGCCTGCTGTGCAATATCGTCGGCTTCGACGGTTGCCTTGTATGCTTCCAGCCGCCCTTTAAACACATCCAGCCGTGCAGTGTTGACTTCGGCCTGCGCTTTCGCGGCTTCCACCTGTGCGCGGAACACTTCGACCTGCGCGTTAATGCCTTCCAGCCGTCCCAAGTACACCTTAACCTGACTCTCGTTCAGTTTCGCTACCACCTGCAAGGCTTCCAGTTCGGCGCGGTAAACCTCCAGCTTCGCCAGTTCCGCTTCCAGTTGCACCATGAAAATCTCGGCACGGACCCGGAACACCTGTGCGTCCACTTCATACAGGCTGACTTCCGCGTTAAACAGTTTCACCGCCAGCTCTACCGCTGCGGCACGGCCTTCCAGTTCGCGCTGCTGATACTTGGCATGATTGTCGATGCGCATGGATTCAAACTTCAGAATCGCATCTACCGCCGCGCGGAAGTTTTCCTGCTTCAGCCGCGCGATTTCGATCTTGACTTCCCGGTCGAGCGACTGTTCTTTCATCATCCGTGCATGCAGGGCGCGTTGTGCGAAGTCGATTACGACCGCCTGCGGCACCTTCAGACCGCGCGATTTCACCACCTGCGTGACCCGGCTGACCATGCTGTTATACAGTTCATCCTGACGGCTCCGGGCGCGGTTCCAGATCGCGTCCTGCACGTCGATCACCACACCCGTCGAATCATTCTCGACAAACTCCAGCAGCCGGGTTTCAATGTCCTGACTCAGTTGCGTGGTCAGATCCGCGTTCACCCAGTCAAACGTCGCATCCGGGGCATCCGGCAGCGTCGGCGCTGTCGCGTCAAACGACGGCAGGTTCAACGTCGGCGCAGTCGGCAGATCCAGTGACCGGATCGTCGGCACCGGCGGCAGCGTGAAGTCCGGGGCGACCGGAATTTCGATCACCGATAAGCCCGGCTCTGCTGGTAATGATGGCCGGACAATATCCGGGATGGTGATACTGGACAGCATCGGGCGGGTAACATTGAAGTCCGGCACCGTGCCAATACTCAATGGCGTCACGTCGCCCAGTTCCGGGCGGGTCGGTGCGACCGGAAAGGTTGGCGTCAGACATTGAATACTGTCAGCAATATCCGGTAATGTAATATTTGCAGGTGTTATTTGCGCATTGCAAGTCATCGGCAGTTCCCCAAATGTGGTCCGCGACCGGACGTGTCGATGGCGATCCCTTCCAGCGATTGCGAGTTGATGACATTGTTCGAGGACGATTCTGCCGACGAACTAATGCTGACACAGGACTTGGTGTCGGAATCATTGAACGACTCGGACGTTGTTCGGGAGGTACTTCTTGAAATATTGCGCGACTGATTGAAGGTTTCCACCGAAATCGTCGCGGCTTCCGCCATTGCCTGCGCTTGCAGTTCGGCACGTACAATGGTCGCATCCAGTGCGTCGTTAGCCACTTCAATACGGTCGTTGGCGTCGATCCGCGCATCACTGACACGCTGACCGGCCAATGCCGACTTCATGTTCGCACCTTCGCTATCCATCCGGGCAGACTCCGTTTTTATCACTGACGAAACACTCGCCTTGTACAACTTCGCTAATTCGCCCTGAATACCGCCTACGGCCTCAATTCTACTCCTTTCGGCATCGACTTGGGCCTTAAATGCATTATTCTGTTGTTTATATACTTCCAGCGGTGCCTTCTGGTTCGCGTTAAATTCCGCCAGTTGCGCCGCAACCTGTGCATCCACCAGTGTTTTATATACTTCCGCCTTGTCCCGGTGCGCCTCGGCTTGCGCGGCGAACGAGGTGAACCGTTGCGTTTCCGCCTTAATCTGTTCCACGAAGCCATCGACTTTAGACTTCTCAGCCAGCAATGAGTACTTGGCTCCATCTACTTGAGATCGGTATTTCTCCGCGTTATTCAGATCGGTCTGCACCTTGATCTTCGCCGCCTCGACATTGCTCTTGTAAATGTTGACCTGCGCTTTAACGCCTTCCACCTGCGCCACATACAGATCCACCGCCGCCTGATCCAATTCCGCAATCAGTTGCCGCGCCTCCAGTTGCGCCTTGAATACCTCCAGCTTCGCCAGTTGCGCTTTCAGATTGGTACGGAACACATCGGCCAAGGTGGAGAATACCTGCACATCGACCCGCGCCAGTCCCAAGTGTGCGTTAAACAATTCAATCTTACTGTTCACCGCGATTTTCGCCGCATCCAGTATGCGCTGCTGCATGCGGTTATGGTCCTCGAACACCAAGGCTTGCTCCTGAATCCCGGATACCATGCCAAGCAACATGTTTTGCTGCTCCAGCCGTACCTGCTCGATCATCAGCTTGCGCGATTCTTCCGACGCCTGATCGACACCGGCTTCAAACTGGTCGGCGATTTGCCGCAAGGCCGCGCCGCCCGGCAGGATATGCCCCCGGCCACCATGCGCTTCAAAGGTTTTCGCCACGACATCCTGATCCACCTTGGCCGGGACATCCCGCGCCTTGTCCGCGATCAGGGCTTCAACATCCGGCGGCAGCGCGGTTGCCAGTCCCAAAATAAACTGCGACTGCTTCAACGCCAGATTGGTCAGTAACTGACTGCTGTACGCCTGATCACTCCAGACAAATGATTCGCTCTCCGGGATTAACGGTGCGGAACGGAATACCTCGTTAAACACCGGCAGATTCACTACCGGTTCATCCGGGATGTCCAGACTCAACAGTGTCGGTACATCCGGCAAGGTGATGGTCGGCGCTGCCGGGTTTTCCACCACCGTCAGATCCGGCGCTTCCGGCACCGGCCCGGCCAACGGATTCGGAAACGTAATCGTCGCCAGTAACGGCGGCTGCGAATCGAACTCCGGCGCATCCGGGATGTTCAGGCTGGCTATCGGTTGCGTCGTCACATTGCCGGTAAATGTTGAGAATTCAAAACTGCCAGCGGCGGCAACCGCGTCCGCTACGGCAGTCACCAGTACATCAGAGCCTAAGCAAGCCATTAGTACACCTCCATTACACGTGTGTACGTGTTAAGTGAAAAATCTGCTGAGAAGTAACCGCCGAAACCCCCTGCCGCTGACCACGCACTTTCCGTCGATCCCTGCGATGTGCTGGTATTGGACCAGATGGTGCTAATCTGACCGTCACCGTAATCGTCGCCATTTCGCGCCGTTGCTTGAAAAGTGCTACTGGTGTACAAAACGAACGGGTTTGAGAGCGGGTGCAACTCAGCGTCGATCAACTCCTGTATGCCCGGCGAGATATCATCAATATCAACCGTAATCCTGACATCCTTGACAGCACCAAAGCAGCTATTTTCTTGCCAGAAATCAATCCCGTTACCGGGCGATTCACCCTGCGCAATCGTAATTCGACTGGTGCCGCCGCGCATCGGTGTGTAAACTCCCGGCGGTGATGTCAACCGGCCAAAGACCTGATTGAAATCTGGATCGCCGTTAAATACGCCGATCATCGACAAGGTGCTGGGCAGCGAGGCGCTGGCACAACCTTCCGGCGCATTTTCCAATAGTTTTGCTTTTACCTGATCACCGCCGAATGCCATCTGTGCCAGTGTGGTATTAATGACGTTGCGGGCAAAGCCGTCACTGATTAAAGCGGCTGCCGGGGATAGATCAATGCGCGGATGATAAATAGAATCCGCCGGGAACTGTACGGCGTTCGGTTCGACATCCGGTCGCCAAGGTTCATCCTGCTCTGCAATTTCCTCTTCCAGAATCGGTGCGACAAACAACCGCTCAGGTGTGTGCGGCGGCTGCGGTGGGGGCATATACGCGAAAACACCGCCGCTCCACCACCACGGTCCATGACCATTGGTGCCACGATCCGGCACCTTTGATGCAGTTTCATCTTTCTGACTGCCGGTCAGAAATGATTGCAACACGCCCGGTGTATTCCAATCTTCGTCCGCCCACTCCTGATACCATGCCGCCGAGCTACGAAGCCGGGGAAACCAGCCGCCGGGCAGGATTGACGACAAATATCCGGTATAGGCTTCAATCGTGACTTCATATTTATCAATCAGCTTGTACGGCCCCATGCCGATCTGCACATGCAGATCAAATTCTGTATTGTGAATGTTGTACTGATCGATAAACCATTCACCGCCCATCATCACCTTGATCGCGTAGCGACCAGATCTCGGTGTCACACAACCGGCCCCGGACCGATCCGTTACCGGTGTATCGTCATTGGTGCGGCGGCTGCGGATAATGACATCCCAATATTCTTCTTCATGATCCTGTGCATTCTCACCGTAATCCGTCGCGATGTAATTGAATTCATCGCCATCATCACCGGTAATCGCCGGATTCACCCATACTTCCAGTTTTGACGCATCACTGACTTCCGTATCCGCAGACTCCGCAACACAACGCCCGTCCGGGTACAGTTCCGTCGGCCCCTCCTGAGCCAGATCTTCACGGTTTTCAACTGCTTCTGTATGACTGCCGAATAGGTGCGGCAACACTGCCTGATCGGTAAACATGGCACGGTTGGAAATGACGTTATGCGTCGCATTGTCATTGCTGTCCGGGTTGATGGGTTCGTACACCACCAGATGCGGATAGACAAAACGGTTACCGCGCTCACTGCCCCACCCGGCAAAATCTGGATACCGCATATCACCGCCGGATCGGTGATGAATGCCCACCCACAAAAACGGCATGAAACCGCGTTCCGGCTCGGTGAGATCTTGTTCCGGGATATCCGGTAACTGGGGATTGTCCGGTGTCGGAGTGTCAATAATGGTACGCGACAGCGCCCCAAGGGATTGTGTCTTAACCACGGTGCCATCTTCAAGCTGTCTCACCCGCACCACATACGGTGGGTTTTCGCCTTGCGCCTGAATGACATTAACCCCGCTTTGCAGCTTCAGATCCGCCATCTGACGCATCGCAATTTTGCGATTGCGCAGCTCTTTATCGCTTAGCCCATTTAATGCCAGCTTGCCGAGGACCGGATCAAGCGGCTGATTGGTAACTTCCGGCGGCGCAATACGGAACAGTTCGCGCAACCCTTCGTCGAAATCATCATTGGAGGCGAAATTAACCAGATCGTCGGCATTGATGATTTGCTCGGTATCAAAGCCGTCATCGTCTGGATGGGGGCCAAGATCGTCAAATTCATCATCCATCACGTAATCCGCCGTTTGGTATCCTCTACATCAAAGGTAATCGCCCGGATCGCCACTGACCCGCCGGTCGAATTAAAGCCCCACTGCCAATGCCGTCCAACGACCCCTAAGCCTAACTTCACTTTCGCGCCATGCAGTCCGGTCAGCTTGCGCTGCACCGTGTACGACCGCTCGGTCTTGTTGTCCGCCGCCATCGACATCGTAATGTCGCTACTCGCGTCAATCACCACATACGCCAGCGGAATCTTCTTGACACGGGTGCTGTTAATATCGGTCAGCCCGGATCGCACACGGGTTGCAATCGCGGTGCCTGAATCGGTTATGCCGGTCAACGCCACGATACCGGCATCCGTCGCAGCAAGGTCCAGCCCGGCAAACTTGGTCATACTGTTAATTTCAAGCCCGGTGTATTCGGTTACCGCGTTCAGCCGGGTATTCACCGCCAGTCCTTCAAATACGGCAGTGACAACCGCCGCCACCCCTGCCGCATCGACCACGGCGCTCGGTACGGTAATCGCCACCGACCCGGTATTATTCCCGGCATGGCTGGCAATAATCGTGGTACTGGGCACGGTAATACTGCCAGTGCCGACCCGCCCGGTAACGCCAATACCCTGTATCGTCGGTGCCACCGTAACGGCTCCGGATATGATGGCGGCTTGCGAGCCGTTGCCATCGACCAGCGGGGCCGTTACGGTAATCGACCCGGCTTGTGTGCCTGCCAGCGGGGTACTTTCCAGCGTCGCCGATACGACCACCCGCCCACCATTAACAGCCGCCAATCCAAGTCGGCCATTTTGTCCGACTGCACCAATTGTCGGTGCAGAAACATCGACCTCAGCGTAATCACGGCTACCCGCACGAACGTCCGCGCCGGGCAATAGCACCGATCCCGTGCCAATCGGCCCGTTAAGACCACTGCCAACGGCGGTAACATCCGGCGTATCCACATCGCCAGTGCCGGGAAAGCCAATCGCGCCGGTACTCGAAACCGTGACACTCGGGACAATGATATGGTCCTGAAGCCCCTGTCCGCGCACCCGCACCACCGGCGGGATGATATTCGCAACCCCGACCTTGCCGGACTGATTGGTGGTCGTGGTAACGGTAACGGTCGGCGCGGTAACACTGGCCGACCCTGCCCAACCGGTAAATCCTGACGCTAACGCCGTACTGCTAGGCGCAGTGACCTCACCGGGGCCAAACGGTCCCGGATACCCGGCACCTAACGGGGCCGGGGCGGATGCGGTAACGTCACCAGTGCCGGTTGCCATCTACTGATTAGGTTTCAGGTAGTGTAATGCTGAACGACGACACGGTTTGCGTCGCGGATGTGACAAACGAGGTGCTGGACATGTTCAACTGCTGGCCGGATGTTCCGACCGCGCCGTCCATGCGCACTTCTGTTTCCAGTGAATCCGCCGCCCCGCTGTCGGCAACCGCGCTGGTAAAGCGAAACCAACCTGCCGTACCGGTCGCAACTGCAACACCTGTCCATGTCTGACTGGCATCCTTGGTCAACACCCCTGCCGCGACCGGGCCGAAATCCAAGCCGTTGACGCTGTTGACACCGCCCGACATATTGGTGTCGGTCTTGGTAATCGTCGTGACCGTGGAGGCGACAACCAGTGAGTTTGCGCCGGTGCCGACACCCAGTTTAGCGGCGATGGTAATCACCGCGCCGGATGCTGAAGCCGTATATTCCGGGAACGACTGGCCGTTATTGATCGCATCCGCGACATCGCTGGCGGTCTGTGCCAGTGAGGTATTAAACGGTACTGCCGCTGGTAGAATGGCAACACTGTCAACGGTAATGGCATCAACCGAACCACTCGCGCCACCCGTTAGTTCGACACTGCCGGTCGCCTTGACTTCATTGGTATGCGCACCGCTTGCGTCGGTAATGGTAACGAGCAATGTACCTGTCGGCGCATCGTCCGCGCTGGACGGCTGCGAGCCGGAATAAATCTGAATTTTGCCGCCGTTTAACGCGGAACGGTACGAACCTTGTTGGGCGACATGGTTACGAAAACCCTTGCTGAACCTGACTGTCATTTGAGACTCCTATTGCTGTTGAACTACAATGTATTGATGCACGTCTGACGTGCCGCGAAACAAGGCAGCGCCTTTACGCCGGGCCGTCACGTCGTAGCTGTCCGAGGTCAGGTTGACGAGGGTGCCGTCAGCGAAACCCGCCAACACCCCTTCCACCGACACAAACACCACGACATTCTGTCCGGCGAGTTCGATGCGACCGAACAACTCGTAGCCGTCCGCAATGACTGCCGTACCCGGAACGACACGACCAATCGAGGCGCGTGTCGCCTTCAGAGAGCCTTGTGCGTCGCCCTGTAGCACACTGACCCCTTCTTCCGTTCCAATAAATACCACTGACTCCAGCGATGCCAGCATGTTGATGCGGCTTCCGTCGCAGGCGATGTACTCGCGCAGATCGACATGCTCCAGACTGTGTGTCGAGGTAACGTAAATTTCTTCGCCGCTGGCTATCAGGATGCGTCCCTTGTAGAACGTCAACCACTGCCCGGCGGGTGGTTTCTGCAACCATTGCAGATTGAGCGGCACCGACAACGGTGCGCCTGAATGCGTGAACGACTCGTCACCAACCGGTGCGGTCCCGGCCAAAAACAGCGCCTCGCCGTCGCGGTTGCTGACATAGATATTGATGTGACTGATTTCAGTATCGCCGCTGTCCAACCATGTCACGGTAATCGAGGAATTATCGGCAAGATCAATCGTGTCCGGCAGACTGGTGCCGGATTCCACACCGTTCGGACGCATCGCGGTCAGCACCACCTGATAACGTCCGGCCAGTAGAAGTCCTGAACCACTACTTGTCAGTCCGGCAATCAACGGCGGGTTCAACCCCCACGACCGGTTCAGGCCGTTGTCGATAACACCGGTCAAGGTGCCGTCCGTCCAGTACACGCGGTCATCCACGCGCTGGAATACGACATCGGCACCGACACCACTGCGAATACTGGTGGTTGTCATATCCGGCCATAACCGCTTCAATACGCCGCCATCCACATAAAACGCCACTTCGCCGTCCGACCATAGGGATGTCGGTGATCCTGCCACCTGCAAGGTGGTGCCGGTACGACTGCGGATTTCGCGCCGGTCGGTAATGTCAATATTGCTGCCTGCGGTCAGTTCAGCAGGCAAGGATTCCTTGACAGGTGAGATCCACCCGCTTTGCAGGCTTTCAGGATTGGCCTTGTTGTTGATTCCGGCGAATTGCTGGATGGTTTGTTCTGGCATTACCGGCTCCAAGAAAAGCCGTTACCGCCATAGCGTATTTGCGCGGGTGCGAATGTCTTACGCTTGAATTCTTTGATGGCGTTTTTGACGGCTTCGTCAAACGCCTGTTTATGACTTTCAACGTCGATCTGACTGCCTTCATCGGCATCGAAGCCGCGTTTGGCGCGGTACGCCGCCCACTCCAGTACATCCAACTGGTAGTCGAGCGGAATCTCAGACTCGCGCGACTGCGAGAACTCCGAGTAGGTCGTCATCGGCAGTCGCGCGACACGCAAGTACACAGTATCGCCATTCTGATCGGCTGAGGGTTTCGGATAGACCGACAATGTGACGCGGTTGTTGCCGCCGAACACGACCGTTTCATCGGTCCAGAATGCCAGCGGTTTACCGTTAGGTAGATCAGTACTTATGGTGGGGTCAAAGGTCAGAAATTCCGGTGTCGTCACTCCGGCGGCGACGGCATGGCCGGTGCGTACCAAGTCGTTGACCTCGGTATCGTATTTGGCGGAAATCACTGACAGCACCGACGCATCCAGTGCGTAGTTCTGTGTGTCCGTCGCCAGTGTCACCTGTGTTGCCGCAACCGTGGTCGAGTCACGTAACAGCAGGGTCTGCCGGGCGAAACGGTATTCCGCGTCCTTGATAAATCGGATCAGCCGGGCATCGGAAAACAGGCGGTCATCGACACCGCCCGGTGTCAGATCGCTAATATCGCGAAGTAGATGCGTCCTGAGTTCATCCAACTGATCTTCAAGGTTCATTAGTCGAGTGACCGGAAAGGAAAGCGCAGCCGGTCACGGTAGCCAATCACTTCACCGGCGCTGTTGGTGATTGCAAATGTTTGCACCGCGTCATTCAACACGCTGACAATTTCTTCCGGCACATCCACCGGCTTACCGGCTTCAAGAATGTACGCGCGGCCATTGACCGAGAAAAACTGGCCGGTTGGCGGAATATGCTCGTTATCTTCCAGCAGGATCTTGCGGCGCTTGACGGCTTCTGCCTGTTTCGGCGCGGACCGCTTGGCGGGTTTTTTCGCCGGTAGCGGATTCGGATCGCCACCGCCGTGCAGGTTTGATTTAAGTTCGAGTTGTTCGCTCATTTTTTACCTTTTGGTGGTTTGTTTAGTTTTTCAAATTCAGCGGAGAATTCCTCCGTCTGCTCTTTTTCCCGGACTGCCTTGATGATCGGCTCTATGTGCCTGAATACATCTTTTATCTCGTCGAATACGAATTCCTTATCAGGGTCTTTGAACATGCCATCCGACGACCGATTGGCCTGTAGGATCGACGGATCTTCATAACAAAGCGTGTAGCCGTTATCCAGTACCTTGATACGGAATTCGTGGCGCATCTTTAACCTTCGACCAGTAATGCAAACGCTTTACTTGCCGCCATTGTGACCGCTGTAAACGTGACATCGCCACCAGACACCGTAACGCCGTTGGTGGTTTCCAGTGTGCGTGTACCCACCGCAACACTGTGCAGCGAACTGGCAGCGGCCATGCCGCTGAACCACTCGTCAGAGATACGGTCGGTCAGATTGTGAAGGACTACCCGTTTCGGCTCGAAGCCGAAAGTAAATGTCAGGGCTGTCGCCGTGGCAGCACTGGTCGTTACGTACACCTGTTCGCGGCGTACCACACCATCGGCTTTCGTCCGGGTTTCTGTATCAATTGGCATTGCTTTCTCCTAAAATTTTTGAAAAACCGGGCCAGCCAGCGGCCCGGTAAACCCCCCACCAGGTTTGATCTTACGCAGTTGCTGCGGCTTCCCAACGTACCAAGAAGGCATCTTGCAGAATGACCGTTGCATTGTATGTTTTCCAGCCAACCGTACCACGCTGTGCCAGCGGATCGCCGGGTGCCGGTTTTGGATTGACGACCATTGGGTGAATGCTATTCTCGCCTTTCAGCGGCACCAGACCGTAGGCGTCGCGAGCGATCACCAGAATCGGATACACGTCAGCCGATGTACCGGTGGTGGAACGCATCAAGCCTTTCGCACCGCCTGCATCGGCAAATGGGGCAAAAACGGTCGAGGTCAGATAGCGCACCTGTTCAACCGTACCGATTTCATTCTCGAACGGGGTTGCCGAACCGTAATCTTTAGGATTGATGTAACCACTCAAGGTCCGAATGTCGGTTTCCGAATCCGGGTGACACAGTGCGATGTACGACGCTTCAACCGACTGCTTGGCATAGCTTGGCGTGCTGGATAGCACTTGCGTCAATTTCTTGGCATTCTGCCGGTTCATCGACGTGGTAATCTGGCGTTGTACTGCTAAAGTCGGTGCGGTATTTACCGCGTTGCGTGCGCCACCGTTGTTGTAGAACACGTTGGTTCCGGCTTTCAGTACGTTAAAACGCAAGGTTTCAATCGTCTGTGCAGCAGATTCACCAAGGACTTCCATTGCTTGTTGCAATACCGGATCTTCATGGGTATCCATGACCACATCGGTAATCGTCACGAAATCGCCGTATTGCTGCAACGTTGCCGTGTAGTCAACACTGGCGAGTTTTTTGCCGGTCGGAGTAATCCCTTCAACCAGCGGTGTCGTTGCCAACGGTGTGTAAAAAGCAGCGGTTGCATCGCCGTCACCGGCGGCACCGGTTGCACCACTTAAGAAATAACGACGCCATTTAGCGGTTTTAGAGCTTTTCTTCGGCAGTGGATAAGATTGACCAAAGCGTTCAATGACTAAGTAAGGTAACGCGCGTTTGAGCAGTTCAGTCACTGCATAGGCGGCAGTCCGTGGGCTAATATCCCCGTAAACTGTAGATGGCATGTTGCATTCTCCAAAAGAGTTGTCGCCATGTCATAAACGCCAGCTTGTTTTGGCTTATCACAAGAGCGGTTATAAAAGTAGTTATCTACCTAAATATAACACGTTTTTCGAGTAGTTGTCTAAAGTATGTAACGGTAGTCATCGGCCAGCCAGTAAAGTCCTTCAACCTCTAAGGGCAGGTGGATGCTGTCGCAGCAGGCTGGCGGCAATGTCAGACCGAAATCATAGCGCGTTTCCATCGCATCGAGCGATTCTTCGTTAAAAGAATCGTCCAATACAGCAACATCTTCCAATGCCGTCACGTCAAAGTATTTGACCGGATCAAAACACTCTCGATCTTGCAGCCAGTTAAGAAACCGGTCTGTTTTTATTGTCAGGTTCCTCAGTCTTGACGCTGGCAAATATTTCATTTCATTGCGGCGAACTCTTTGAAAGCGGCGCTAAAGTCGTTGGCATCAGGTTCTGTCCGGTCCTCAGACCGTTTTGTTTTAACCACTCGGAGAGCGGCAGCGGCTGCGGCCTTCTTAGGATCTGGCGTTGGCGCTGCTGGCGCAGGTGCGACTGACGCAGCAGGCGCAGGTGCTGTTTTGCCATAATTCGTTGCCTGTTTATAGAGGTTGATAAAATGCGCGACTTCCTCAGCGGTGCCGTTATCAATCACCTGCTGATAGGCTGCTTTCAAGTACTCGGGCTGTTGCCCGGCCCATTCAATCGCTTTATCGCGTACGTCATCGTAATCATCAACCCGCGCCTTAATATCGGCATACTGGTCGCGGCCACTGCGCCCTTCCACATAGTCCAGTGCCGGGCCGTAAACCCCGTGAATCTGGTCAAAGATGTACTGCACCAACTGCTGGTATTCCGCCCGGCGCGTCAGTGCTTCGCCGCGCTGCACATCGCCCCAGTCCTCGGCGTACTGCTTCAATAGCTGCTGTTCGTCGTCGGTGTACAGGGGTTTCTGTTCGGTTGGCGCTTCCGGTTCGGGTTGCGGTTGGGGTGCCTGTGCCGTCTGTTGCGCCTGCTTTAATTGCTCAATCTGCGCTTGCAGTTCTTCAATAATTTGAGACTGATCAGCGGCGGCAGGTGCTGGCGGCGTTTCATCCATCGGCGCGGGGTTATCCGCGTCTGCGACGGTTTGATCTGGCGCGGCGTCATCGCTTGCAACCGTATCATCACCGGCAACGGCGGGTTCACCGTCACCCACCACTGCGTCAGATTCGCCTTCAACCACGGTATCGTCAGTGGCATCAGGTTCATCCACTTGTGGTTTTTGCATTTCTGAGAAGGCATCGCTGTATGCTTTTTCATCATCGGTCAATACCTCGCTGTCATCGGTATAGGGGTTAATATCTACATCATCTTCGGCCATATCGCCTCCTTATTGCTTGGTTATCGGTTTACTGTTATTGAAGTCCCGAATCAAGTCCTCTAACACTTGTGCCCGTGCCTGCTCCGCCAAGAAATTCTCCGGCGGCACCTTCACCAGCCGGTCCTTGCACCGCGCCAGCCGAAGGTCCAATAAAGCCAGCACCGCCGTCATCGCCGACTCCATCCGCAGGTTGCGGATTCGGTCCAGTAGTTGGCTCTCCTTCAAGTCCTTTGTCTGTTGCATTGATTCCCACCTCCAAGGCATCTAAAACAGTTTTCGCCTGCTGCGCTTCCGCAGCGGCATTGTGTTTCACCGACAGCGACACATCTTTCAGGGCGCTTGCCAGTGTTTCACGGATTTCAGCGCGGATCATTTCCGCCTCACGTTGCTGTGCTTCCTGTTGTTCTTTCGCAGCCGCCGCATCCAGTGCCTGTGCTTCGGCTTCGGACACGACAATATCGCTGTCATCCAGATCGCGTACGCGAATACGCGCCATTGCCAGCCGTCGGAAGTTAATGTAGCGTTTTTCCTCGTCGGTCAGCGTGGTTGCCAGATTATCCAATTGAATGCCCTGCACCTCTTTGGCGATCAGGCTGGTCGCACCGCGCGCTTTCGGCAGGAAGTCGCCGCGTATGCGCGTATCGTCAGAGAACACCTTATTGAAGGTAATAATCGACCCGATCACCGATTCGGTGAAAATGTCAAAGTTGCGAACCACATCCTTGAACGGCAGCGCCGCCTGCCCTTGCAACATGCTGGCTCCGGCAGCGGTGCGCAGCGGCTCACTCGGGCCGTTCTGCAAATCCCCGCCGGTGGCCGGACTGACAAAGGTTTCCTGATCGGAAAACTGCTTGAACAATTCCACCACGGCTTGCAGTTCCGGCAAATGCATCGGCAGGTCAATCGACCGCACCGCCGGGACGTTGACGGTCGGCCCGTCATCCTCGCGATACCAGATTTTGTCGGTTTCTATCGCGGTCATGTCCTGATCCGGTCGGAGTAGTTCGGTATTGACCTCCAGATTGCGCAGCACCGACGCATTGTCCAGTATCATACGCACCGCCGCACACACCCCCAACTGGCTGTCACGCACGATATTCGGCAGACCGGAGCCAAGAATGCTGGTTTCGTCATCCTCGAAAATGAAGTGGTGGTACATCTTCATCGTCATGCCATCAGGGAGTAGATCACTCCACGGACTGGTCTGTGCCTTGATTACGATGCCGTCCACCATCCAGATATGCGCCTGCAAATCTTCTTCCAGCCGGTCATCCGGTATTTCAATCCCGGCCTGTTTCAACAGCCGCCCGGACAGCGCCCCATCCCATATCACCACGTCGTATTTGCAGCGCCCTTGCGCGTTGACATTCTTCTGATCACCGTGCTGCGTCATATCCACTTCAAACTCACGGCGGCGGTAATTGCCGTCCGGCAGTCTTTTCAGTACGGTGTCGATGGCATCACTGATAAAATCCTCACGCCGTTTCAGACCGATCAACTCATGCTTGGTCATTACCGGGCGTTCAAACTGCCCTTCCATCTGATCCAGCGATTTCGCCGACATATCCGGGTAATAATCCCACAGTTTGACGAACTCGAAACGGGGCCGGTATGCGGTGGTCGGCACCGCCATCAGCCGCCCGGAGGTATCCGCCAGCCATGTGCGCCGTTGCACCGTTTCGACGAACGGGCCTTTCAGCACCCCCATACCGTAGTCGATGCCGCTGACCAGCACCTTCCGCGCCAGCGCGGTATAGGACAACGACCGTGAGCCGCCCAAGTCCTGCAATTGGTCGCTGATCTCGCGCGACAGGTTCTTGCCGCGTTCCCGCGCAAACTGACGGATCGCTTCTTCAATCTGTGCATCATCCGGGTTGGGGGACTCCAGCGCATCCAGTACCTGTTGCAGGTCGTCTTGGTGCAGGTCTGGTACATCGGAAGGGGTTACCGTCCAGTTGGTTTCGGATGCCGGGAACAGCAGGTTCATCAGGCGCGACACCATGCTGACGCACTTTACGCGGGTGATTTTCGGGTATGCCTTACTGCGGTTTTCGCCAATCTGCCGTTCGATTTCCGGGTCGTAGATGCCCTGCTTCTGCCGCGCGTTCTGCGCCCATCGTTTTTCGGCAATCCGGCGGTCGGCTTCATACATCTCGAACTTGGTCATCAAGTGCCGTCCGAGTACTTTGAGTCCTTCCTTGTTCAGCACGGTCTGAACCACGCCCCCACTGCTCGGATCGGGGAGTTGTACTTCGTTAATTTCCGCTGTTTCTTCAGTCATGGCAATCCTTAACGCGCGATATACGGGTTACTAAATCTCGGTATTGTAAACGGTTTATGTTTCTGCCGCGATCCTTTTACCGGATCGGTACGGACGCAGTAACGGCAGACATAACCGACGGCATCGCCCGGATGGGAGGATTCATTCTTGACCGGCTTGGTCTTTTCTTCACCTTTTAAAGTCTTTTCATAACGCCAACCACTCGCCAATGCCCGGATTACTTTCTTGCAGCGCGGATCGACCAGAAACGCCGGTCCCACTTCAGTCAGCCGGGTGGTGAAATTGTCGATAGCTTCCAGACGCGGCGATAAAAGATTGGTGTTATCTACTTTTACCGTCCAGAATTTCTTGTATTTATTTTGCTTGAGTACTTGAACTACCGTTCTTTCATCGGTCGGGGTGCGTGAATTACCTGCCGGGTCGGGTGCGATAATCACTTCCATGCCGCTATACCGCAGCTTCAGTTTCGGCAGCAGCTTGTCGCGGATCATGCGTTCGGTGCCAAAGCCGGTCAGCACCAGCTCGTCGATAATGCACAAGCGGCCATACAGGTCATACTGCCCAAACACCAGCGCCGACACCATACCCGGATCGTAACCGATAATAAGCGGCAAGAGTGGATCAGGACTTAACGGCGCTTGGGCGACGTGAATGGTGCGATTAAAGGTCGGCACGACCGGCTCTCCGGCAAGAGAAAAGCCCCAGTTGGCATGAATGAACTGCTCGA